ACTAACCTGAAGTTTTACCTTGAGAATGGCGGCGCATACAACGACATAACACCTTTACGTAACACCGTAAGCCTTACTGACCCGTTTACTACCACCAATGGTTCCCCTACGGTAAGTGTTGTAGACGCTAATGGGGGTTACATTTCAGGTGATTTTGTTACGTTTTCGGGTGCTTCTGCTGTTGGTGGACTTACCCTAAACGGCGAATATCAGATAACCGTCGATACCACTGTAGCTAATACTTACTTTATAACTGCTGATAGTAACGCCACTTCTACAGCAACTGGGGGTGGTACAGTGTCTGCTGCCTACCAAATCAATACCGGAGCGGCTTATGTAATACCTCTAACAGGCTGGGGAGCAGGGTCTTGGGGTGCTGGTGTATGGGGCACTGGTGGTACGTCTGACACGCAGATACGTCTCTGGTCACAGGCTAATTTTGGTGAAGATCTACTGTTTGGGCCGCGTGGTGGGCCTATATATTACTGGGATGCCACGTCAGGGCTTACCTCTAGGGGGGTATTACTCTCGTCCGTATCACCTGCTACAGCTAACGTACCGACCGTACAAGACGTTATTTTGGTATCAGATATCAGCCGGTTTGTGTTTTGTTTTGGTTGTAACGCGTTGGCTAGTGGCACTAAAAACCCCATGTTAATCCGTTGGTCAGACCAAGAAGACTCTACCCAGTGGACTCCTGCGGCAACAAACCAAGCAGGTAGCCTACAGCTATCTAGAGGCACTGAGATCGTAGCGGCTAAACAAGCTCGTCAGGAAGTCCTAGTGTGGTCAGATTCGGCCCTATATGCCCTCCAGTACGTCGGTGCCCCAGTGGTATGGGGAGCGCAGCTTGTAGGTGAAAACATCTCTATAGCCTCTCAAAATGCGGTAGCGTACGCCAACGGTGTGGCCTACTGGATGGGTGTGGATAAGTTCTATAGGTACGATGGTCGTACCCAACCACTACCTTGTAATCTCCGTAAGTTTATCTTTAATGATTTCAATACTCAGCAGTACGGCCAAGTGTTTTCGGGCACTGTAGAGGCATACCATGAAATTTGGTGGTTTTATTGTTCTGCCGACTCACAAACAGCTAACAGGTACGTTGTGTATAACTATCTGGATAACATTTGGTACTACGGCACAATGGATCGCACCGCGTGGTTAGATTCGGGATTACGAGACTTCCCGTTAGCTGCGACTTACAATAACAATCTCGTGAATCAGGAAGAAGGCGTCGATAATAATGAGCTAGTGGACAGTGCGCCAATACACGCATACGCCACCACTGCCGAGTTCGATCTAGATGACGGACATCAATTCAACTTTATCTGGCGTGTACTTCCTGATATCACGTTTGACGGATCTACAACAGAGTCACCGAGCGCCGTTATGACGCTATTACCTATGCAGAACTCTGGCTCTGGGTACAACTCCCCTGCTTCGGTAGGTGGGTCAAATGATGGTACGATTACTCGGTCTGCTGTGTTACCTATAGAGAAGTTTACCGGACAACTCAATACGCGGGTTCGTGGGCGGCAGATGGTGATGAAGATTGAGTCTACCGGATCGGGCGTAACATGGCAGTTAGGCTCACCTAGACTAGATATGCGACCTGATGGACGACGATAATGGCTGGAGACAACACCAGATATGACGTTCCGTTCCGTGCCCCAGCACTGCCCTATGCCCCACAGGTATACGATCAGGAGTCATTTGAGCAGTTTAATAATATACTTAGGATATACTTTAACCAGCTAGACAACGCGCTGAGAAACGCTATGGCAATCCAAGAACCGTACGAATTACAAGTAGCTAAAGGCCAAATAGCTGGGGCCAGTGCATTGTATAAGTTCGGTACCAATCCAGACATCAATAGCGCAGAAGAAACGATATGGAGCACTGGGGGTGATTATCCTTGGCCCACGGCTGCATTTACTGCGTTTATTAGTAGCTCTAGTGCAGCAGATACTAGTGCAGGTACGGGTGCACAGACCGTAACCATTCAGGGGTTAGACGAGAATTACGAAGTTAAAAGCGTTACGGTTAATATGAACGGCCAGACTCAGGTACAAATTGGTGATGCCTCTAGCTGGTTGCGGGTTAACCGCATATTTGTTGCTACTTCAGGATCAGGCGGCACTGCTGCAGGTACGATCTATGTCGCTAATAGTGGGGTTACCAGTGGGGTACCTACCGGAATAACGTACGGGAATATAGTACAAGGCGACAACCAAAGTCAGATGGCGGTATATACCGTCCCCGCTGGACATACGCTTTATATTGACGATGTTACGTTTACAGCAGCTATCGCTATTGCTAACAAGAACGTAACCGCTAAGTTCGTGACTAGAGAATTTGGTTCAAACACGTTTCGCACAAGGATCATACAGACGGTACAAAGCAACCTGCTTGTAATACCCTTTGATTACCCGTTGAGCATTGCAGAGAAAACGGATATGGAATGCCGAGCCAGCTCCGATACCACCAGCGTAGTCGTCGGCGCATCATTTCAGGGGGTGCTAATAGCAAACTGATATGATGGTCGTAGATAGCAAAAAAGATAGAATCCTTACGCAAAAAGAAATACTAGAAGTAGTAGGGAACAACATAGGCTTCGGAAACGGTGATAGAGATATCATTATGGAAAGATGCCTTTCATTCATTAATGATAAAGACAAAGAGTTTTTGCAAAAAGGGAACACTTTGTTTGTTACTAACTACTCAAAAAATACAGCGGACTTGCAAGTCTTTACCGCAGATTCTGCAAAAAACTTTGTTTCCAACTGTATAGAGTATTTTGAACACGTCCGTAACAAAGGGGTGATGACGTACACAGCAGTTATAGAAGGGCCGCTTGTACGAGTAACTAGCATATTTAAGCGTCATGCCGTTAAGATGGGTGCCCGGATTGGGCAATGCCAAATAAACCCTCAAAAACACCTACTAATAGTGTACGTAAATAACGTTACAGCTACTATGGAGCGTGCACATGGCTAGTTTAACAGAAAAAATTGCTGCTGCGGGGGGAGCAGTTGGTTCAGCTATAGGTACTATATCGCAAGCAATCGGGTTAGGAGATCCTAGCAACCGAGGCGGGAATATAAATGCTGGTCTTCTAACTCTTGGTGGCCCTTCATTAAACCCATTTTTTAGTCTTGATACAAGAAGGTTTTCTGCGGCTACAGGAGGTATACCTGATTCTGAAGAATTCAGAGGACAGGCAGAATCGCTCTTTGACCTACCTCCGGGTACGTTAACAGACGAAAATTTACCCCAAATACTCGGCACTTTGCAGCAGTTATACCCCCAAGAATTTTCTACGTTAATGCAAGTCACTACGGGGGCTAGTGAAAATGAAGTCCGTGCATGGGTTAACCGAACTGCGGCAGATTTAGCATTAGATATCCTTGGCGTGGATAGCATGCCTACGTATGGTACCGATGCTTTCACTGATTTCTACGAAGAATATGGCGCTATACTGCGTGGAGAAACTACTGAACGTAGTCAAACATACATAGAAGAAAAGAAGATAGAAGTCGCAGCGGGGATTTTTGAAGAACTTGGTTACGAACCATCCCCGGAGCAACTTAGAGAAGCTGCTTTAGCGGATAACTACCCCACCGCAGAATCCATCGGGGCGTATGTAGACCCGCTACAAGTTACAACTGATGAAGTTATAGAGAGACTAGAACGGTTAGGGGTAGACGTTGAAGCTCAAGCCGAGGCAGCAGGTCAAACTCCCGAAGAGTATGCAGAACAGATAAAAGAGTCCATACCGCCCGGAGATGGTTCAGAAGCCGCCTTTGATGAATCTATGGTAATGTCGTTGACTTCTACAGCAGCGGCTTCTGGAGGTTTTAAAGAATCTATAACTAAACTCGCTACAGGTGTACGGAACCTACTATTTGGTACTGGCCCCGGAGGCAGACCCAAAACATGGCAAGAAATACTTAAAGAACAGATAGAAAAAAAGTATTTTCCTACATTTGAAGATCAGCTACCGGGTTTTCCGCTTGAAATTATCTTTGAACCGGGAGGCGCCTCTGCCTCTAACCCGACTGGTGCGTTAGTCCGAGCAAACGTAAAAATACCCGTGCCTTTCCCTGTTAACGGCCCTCCAATAGTCATCCCGTTATTTAATGAAAATGGTACTTATATAGGGCCGTCTACCCCTTCTGGGTTATTAGTAGACCCTGAAACAGGGATTATTACTCAGGTAGTAGAGGGTGTAGAACAAACTGTCGCTCAAATCAAAGGCGAAGCGGTACAAATTCTTGGCGCTGCGGGGGATGTTGTTAGGTCGTTTCCGTTATGGATGCTGGAAAACCCTGATTGGAAAGAAGGTGACCCCAACCCGTTTGAGATAGAGGTTGATGAAAACGGAGATATAACTCCTCAAGTAGACGAGAATGGTAACGCTGCTACAGGCTTTGACCCCGAAACGGGCCTACCTGTATATGAGCAACCCAATGAAGACGAAGAAACCCCTAAAACTGCGTGGGAGCAAGAAGGTGACGATGCGTTAGGTAGTATGGGTGGCCCTGCTGGTAGCGCATCAATTACTGCTGAAGATCTTGAAGCTCAAAAAGAAGCCATCCTATCTACAATAAGCGAAGAACTAAATGCTTTGGGTATTGCCGTAGAAGATGTAGAGGCTATTTTAGGTGGTATCGAAACTACCTTGGAAGACGTAGCCACCACTGATGACCTTGATGTACTGCGTACTAATATCAATGAAGACTTAGAAGAAAGTCTTGGTGCGCTAGGGTTGGATATAGAGGAAGTAAATGACATTGTAGAGAGTGTAGCTACTGACCTCGACACACTCAGTGGAGATGTAGCTGCTGTTGGTGAAGCGGTAGAAACTGTTAGCGGTCAGGTCGCAGACCTCGATACAGAACTAAATGACCGGATAGACGCGTTAGTAGCTGCTGGTGAAGATAGAGCTACCGCTGTAGATACTGCCCTTGGTGACTTAGCTACTGAAATCGGTACTACAAAAGACGATATTCTTGAACAACTTGGTACTACCGAAGCTAACCTTTCTACTGAAATACAAGCTGTTGGTGAAGCGGTAGAAACTGTTAGCGGTCAGGTCGCAGACCTCGATACAGAACTAAATGACCGGATAGACGCGTTAGTAGACCAAGGTGCTACAGAATACGAAGCCCTGTCAGGTGCTATATCTAGCCTCGCCTCAGACCTTAACACCTCAGAAGAAAATATACTAAGCGCAATAGCGACGAGTGATAGTGACATCAAAGCACTCATTGGTACCCCTGCCATAGAAGACGACCCTACTACAGAAGAAGATGAAAGTGCCCCTGCTACTGGGCTATATGCTGAATTTGGCCCCTTGGCTACTAAAACAGATGTGGAAGCTGTTGGTACGAGTGTAGCGGAACTTAGCGAGCTGGTTACATTTTATGCTAATCAAGGTTTTGAAAACGACGAAGCGTTATCTCTGGCTATATCTGACTTATCTGACCGTCTTGGTACTACAGAAGAAAACTTACTAACAAGTTTAGGTGAAACTGAAGAAACCATATTGGGTGCAGTAGAAGGTGTTAGTGCTCAAATTGACGAAACAAATGTCAACATAGCTAACCTTAATGAACTCATTGTACAGTATGAATTAGATGGCAAAACGCGTGATGAAGCTCTTAGCCTTGCGCTCAGTGACCTGTCTACTGATCTTGGGATTACTAAAGAAGAAATTTTAACCAATCTTGGTGAAACTGAAGAAACCATACTTACACGTATTGCAGAGTCAGAAGACAATACTGAAGAGTATCTTACCTATATTAGTAACATTATCGGTATACCGGCTTCTGAAATAACGCAAGAAGATGTAGATGGTATTGTTGGGCTTCTGGGCGAAGAAGAAGCCATTACTGAAATTAACAATGATATCCGTTTGTACGATGCTAACTTTGATGGTGTTATCAATGATATAGACATTGGGTTATTGCAAGGGCTCGTTGACGCAGGTATAGAAGGTGTCGGTGAGATCCCTGCTACTGGTCTATATGCTGATGCTGCTCAACGCCAACTTGAGTTACAAGGGTACATAGACGACTCAGCACAAATTACGCAAGGGTTAATCAGTAGTGAAGCGGCAGATACTAGGCAGCTTGTAGGCCAGACGGCTTTGGTTAACGCTTTGGCAAGTGCGGGGGATTTAAGTGGCACCCGTGTTGACGTATCGACGCCTGACCCAGCAAGAATCAACTACATATACGATTTTGCGGATATCTTTGCTACACCCCAACAAAAAGGGTTATTCCCGTCACCTTACGGTGGCCCCCAACGTGCTCAACAGCAGCAAATTGCTCAAAAACGCAGTATCATGTCAGGCCCATTGCAGATCGGGGGTATGGCGCAAGGGGGTAAAGTAGACTATGATTTTACCGATGAAATCATGCAGATAATGTCTTATGGAGACAACTAATGAGTTTGTTTGATTATTACGCCGATGCACTTGAAATAATGAATGAAAATTCAGGTGGGCAAGCAGGGTTAGTCGCACTACCAGAAGCGCAAATGATGTTTAACAATGTTTATACCACAGATACTTCTGCGGGAGGTGTGGTCACTGATTCGGAAGGCAGAACAACTTTTGGTATACCCAATTATTCTTTTGTGCGAGGGCGTGTCCCCGGAACATATAATTCAGAACGTCGTCCCGGCAGTCGGGGGCAGCGATACTTTACCGACTATGCGTATACCCCGCGTGGATCAGAATTTCCCGCTCAACAAGCGTTTGCAGCACAAGCAGCGCAATTACAGGGTGCCAATGCTGGTAATATGACCCCGTATCCCGGCCCTGTTACACCCCCTGCTCCTACGGGTATGACAATGGCTGTCGATGGTAGTGGCCCCGCTTCAGGCGTAATCAATACTAACCCAGTACCCCAACAGCAAGGGCTTTCTAATTTTTCTTCTCAGTATAAGTATGGTGGACTCGCTGCACTAGCTGGTGGTGGCCCCGCTTCTGCGTATAACAGACGCTATAATGGATACGCTGCGGGTGGAAGACCTGCCAATCCGGGTTATTACCTAGGCGGTAGTACAGATGGTATGGCAGATAAGGTACCTGCACGTATTGATGGCACCCAAGAAGCACGTTTAAGTGATGGTGAGTTCGTAATCCCTGCTGATGTAGTAAGTCACTTGGGTAACGGTAACTCCAATGCAGGTGCGAAAAACTTGTACAACATGATGGATAGGGTACGCAAAGCACGTACCGGCAATACGAAACAGGGTACCGAGATTAACCCTAACAAATTTATACCAAGTAGGTAACGATTATGGCCGCAGGGGATATAACTTCAGAAACTAGTTCGCTATCTGGGTATGCAGCACCCTATGTAACGGAGATGCTAGGTAAGGGTAGGGCACTTGCTAATCAAGGGTATCAGGCTTATACAGGGCCACTCACCGCTGGGCAATCTGCTGGGCAACAAGCAGCGTTTCAAGGTATAGCAGGGCTTGCAGTACCCACCCAACAGATGGGGGCTTTTCAGCCGCAGCAGTTCACAGCACAAGCGGCGCAAGATTACATGAACCCATACCTTCAAGCTGCGTTAGACCCGCAAATTGAAGAAGCACGACGGCAAGCACAAATATCTAGACTTGCTGACGCAGGGCGATTGACCAAAGCTGGTGCCTATGGTGGGTCACGCCAAGCAATTATGGAGTCTGAGTTAAACCGTAACTTGATGCAAAATCTTGCAGGTATTACAGGTCAAGGATACCAAGACGCCTATACCCAAGCCATGAATCAATTTAACGTTGAACAACAACGACAACAAACAGCTCAAGATGCCGCCAACCGATATGGTTTAGAAGCATTGGCTTCACAAGCTAATCTTGGCGCACAAGAACGCGCCATTGAACAAGAAGGCATAACCGCAGACCTAGCGCAGTTTGAAGAAGAACGTGACTTCCCGTACAAGCAAGTACAATATCAACAGTCGTTGTTACAAGGATTGCCGATTGCTGCACAACAATACAGCTATCAAGAACCTAGTGCGTTAAGTGAATTTATAAGCGGAGCGGGTGGTATTCTCAGCCTGTTTGGACTTGGAGGGGACGGCTAATGGCTATGAATCCGATGGGTGGTATTGACCAACAAATTACTCAACGCGCTACTAGGCTTAAGAACGACCCTAACGCGTTAATGCAGCAGTATGGGCAGAGTAAAAACATCCTTGACTTGATTGCAGCCCAACGCGCCGCAGAGAAAGTACAGAAGGAAAAACAACTTGCTGCGTTGCAGATGCAGGGTAACCCACCAACTGTAGCTGACCAGTTAGAACAGACTCTTATTGCTTCTGAAAAAGAGGAGATGGCACCTGATCTAGCGGGTATGAAGAACTTGCGTGACCGCACTAAAGGCGTAGCTGGTGTACTTGCTCAGAAACAACAGCAACAACAGAAACGTATGCAGCAGATGGGGCAACAGCCACAACGCCCACAAGGATTACCCTCACAACCTACACCGAATCTAAATCGTATGTACAACGGCGGTATTGTTGGGTATTTTGATGGTGGTGCAGTAGCTGAAAAACTCGGTATTAGTATAGAAGAGTTGGAGGCTAGAATTGCAGACCTAGAAAAAAGAGGGTTATCTAGAGAAAAAGCTGAAAGCGTACAGGAAAATGCGGCTGCTTCGGGTTTTCGTCGAGATATGACTATAGCTGAAGGATATCAACAAAAATTAGGTGCATCTCCCTTAGCTGCGCGCCCTACAAGACCAGAAGAAGTCATAGAAACCGAATCCGTCACAGAAGTTATGCCTACCGGTGGTGTTGATTTAGCCGCACAAAGGCGAGCACAAGATTTAACTGATGCAGTGAATGCGGAACAAAGACAAATGGCCGCTGCTAGAGAACCTGATGTAGCCGCTGCCGCTGTTGAAGAAATAGAAGAAGTAAAAGCCCCGCCATCGATACAAGAGCAGATGGACGCTGCGTTAGCACCGGCACAACCAGAAGGTATGATGTTTGAGCCTGAAGTTATGCAAGCTGGTAGACAACAAGCGGCTGATAAAGCAGCGAAAGAACAGTTCGGTAGAAATGCAGCATCGTTAGGTTTGGGCGGTATGTCTATTAGACCATTAGAAAAGATGACGCAAGCGCCAGAAATGTTGCGTCGTAGACCTACTGAACCAGAAAGAAAACGTACGCCCCAAGAATTACTTAACGAGCGACTAACTGCTGAATTTGATAAGCTGTCCAAGCAAGAAGCTGAGTTAGAAGATACTCGTAGTACAGGACGTAAAATACTAGACCGTCTTGCAAGAGGCGCTGTTCGTGCTGCTGAAGGCCCAGCCGCTGCTACCTCTCGGGGTGCTTTAGCTAGTTTAGGTGCCGGTATAAGTAGAGGTGTTGAAGAAGAAAGGCAGACACGTAAACAGGGCTTGGAAGCTATCGCTAAACGTCGTGCAGACATGTTGAAACTTGGTGCGGACATATCGCAGAGTGAGCGTGGGTTGGATATCCAACAACAACGTGCCGACACTCTAGGTGAACAATTAGCACAAGAACAAGCGCAGTTTGATCGGAAGATGGAGTCACAAAGTGAGCAGTTCCAACGAACTATGCAGCTCAAAGAAAACGAATTGGCTAATTCAAACGCGTTGAATATTATCAAAGCACAGAACAAAGCAACCTATGACGCCGCAATGCTAGATATCAAAGGGGCAGAGTTAGAAGCACAGGTAGCCTTCAACGATGCAAGAACTCAGCAAGGTAACCAAACCCTTCAACTCAGAGCGGCAGATGCTTTAGGTAAGTACAGCAGCAAGTTGCAAGAAGTGCAGCGAGAAGCTATAGACGCGTTATCATTTAACCCGCAGTATAAAAACAACCCAGATGCGTTGAAAGCAGCAGAAAAGGCGATAAGGTTAGAGTTCAAAACTCTAATAGACGCTAAGAAAGCTGAGTTTGCCGCTTTGGGTGCTGGATCGAGTGGGTTGAGTGAATCGTCTGAGGCGGCATTGGCTAGTCTAGGTATATAAAACTATGAATGCTTTAGCCCGTTTAGAGAAAGGCATACAGAAAGCCATAGAGATAGGTGATGAAGATGCCTTACGTATTCTCGGCACAGAAGCACGTAGGTTACAAGGGTTAGCAGCTACTACAACAGAAGATACAACTGACGACGAACTAGCAAAGGCGAGAGAAGAATTAGCCGCTGCATTAGCGCAACAAGAATACGAAGATACTACCGCGTTAGGTCGTGGTCTATCCCGTGGTGTTGATGTTGCTGGTCGTGGCTTTGGGTCTGCCCTTGAAGGTCTTGGTGGTGTACTTGGGTTAGAAGGGGTAGAAGAGTTCGGCGCTGAAATGGTTGCCGAAAACGAAGCCCAACTAGCCGAACAAGAAGCGATGGCTACGCGTTTAAAAGACGTAGAGGGCGTTGGTACTGGGTTAGATTACTTCCTTGAAACCCTTGGTGAAACTGCGCCACAGACTGGCCTTAGCCTAGGTGCTGGTGCTGCGGCTGGTGCTGCGGCTGGTACAGCGTTCGGCCCTGCCGGTACTATTGTTGGTGGTCTTGCTGGCGCTGCCTTGTCACAAATACCGTTCTTCTACGGTAATAACCGTGAAGCCCAGAAAGAAGCTATACAGCAGGGACTTCGCGTCGAGATGAGCGAAAGTGCTGCATTCCTAAACTCGTTACCACAAGCTGCCCTAGACGCCTTCGCTGAACGGTTGATGGTAGGTCGGTTGTTACCCACACAAAAAGCCATTCGTGCAGGGGGATTATTTACTCGTGTTGCTAAGGGTGCTGGTACTGGTGCCGCTGTCGAGGTACCCACTGAACTCGGACAAACATTAATCGAACGTGCACAAGCTGGACTAGAGCTTGACAGCGAAGAAGCCATAGACGGATACATTGAAACCGCTGTTGCCGCTGGTCTGATTGGTGGTACGTTGGGTGGCGGTGCCGCAGGTATTAGTAGAGACTCGCGTGCAGTTGAAGCAGAACAACGCGCTATTGTTGAACAAGAGGAACAAGAAGCTGCTGATGCTGCTGAAACCGCAGAAATTGAAGCTCTACTTGCAGAGGACGCTACCGCTGATGGTGCCGAAACCGCAGAGATCGAAGCATTACTCGCAGAAGACGCTGATGCTGCTGAAACCGCACAAATTGAAGCTCTACTCGCAGAAGAAGCTGCCGAAGCTGAACGCCTCCGAAAGGCAGATCTTACTGCTAGAAGTACGACTCCCGAACAACAGCGTTATCGCATACTACAAACGGTAATTCAGAAAACAGCTAAGGCTGACTCTACCCCTGAAAATCTACAAGCGTTGTTTCTAAGTAAGTTGAAGCAGATAAATCCTGACTTTGAACAGGTAGTAACTGAACAAGAGTTAAACACAATACTACGTGCGGTAGATATAAAGAACACACCTACAACTGTAGAGAAACGTGAACCGCTAGGTGATCCTTCTGCTGACGTAAGCGAGTTGGAAGCACAAATACCAGAACGCCAACCAGTAAGCACAACGCCGGTACAAGCATCGTTCCCTAATTTGGGTCGCAAACGTGGCGCAAGACAAGAACCCGATGTAGTAGAAGAGGCACCCGCCGCCCCTGTAATAGTTACTAAAGAATTACTAGATGATTTAGGTGTCAACCCTAGAGCAGGTATACGACAATCTGTTACTGGTAAAGATATAGCTGATCCCGAAGTCCGCGAACAACTAATAGAGTTTGCTAACAACCCAGAAGTAGCATTCAAAACCAGAGAGAATGTAGCCAAAGAATTAGAAGGCATATCATCAGACCAGTTAAGCCTGTTTGGTCAGAAACGCCAACCTGCACCGCCTGTGTCACCTACTACCTCAACGGATACGGCTGGGTCTGAAGTAGCTGTCGATGAAACAGTAGACGAAACAATAGACGAAACAATAGACGAAACAGTAGGCGAACCTGAAGTAGCTGTTGATGAAGTAGCGGTAGAACCTGAAGTAGCTGTTGATGATGTAGCTGTTGATGGTGTAGCTGTTGATAAACCTGAAGTAGCGCCCCCTGCTGCACCAACGGTGGAATTAGACACAGCCGCTACATCCGGTGCTAACTATCCACTAAACCCTAAGTTGGAGTTCAAACCCTACACGGTACTTATACCGGGGAAGCCTACACGGTTCTATACTCGTAAAGGTACTGCCGAGAGAGTGGCAGAGAAAGAGGGCGGTACGCTAGTAACAACTAGTGACCTAGATGAAGAACAGACGAACACGCTCGAAAACTTTAAATTTACACAAGAAGCATTTGCTGCCTTTGACGCAAAACAAAAACCCACTGAAGAAATACCAGAAGAAACCTTAGAGTTCGACCCAAAAGATGTTAGCTGGGCTAGACGTGCAGGGTACAATCCTGTATGGGGCAATAAAGAGGTTGCCTTGAAATTGGGTTACGATGCTAAAACTAGCAAAGTCATGTACATGCCGCTGGTACGCACTCCAGACGGAAAAGTACAAAGTATGCCTAGGGACGTGTCGTATTTTAGATGGAAAACCCTTCTTCCCGCTTCACAACTGGCGGAACTTAAAGAAGCAAAAAGAAAAGCTATTGCTATAGACGAAGCAACGCACAAGCGCAATCCTGACGGGCCTTTTAAACAAGGTGCCAAACTAGCATTCTCTCCTAACCTCTCCAAAGAAATTGCAAACACTGCACAACAGTTCATAGAGATGTTGGGTATTAAAGATCGTGTATACATAACAAATTTTGAGGACGCCTCTAATCCTGAAATAGCTAAAGACAACAATTTATACGGCCCATTTGCGCGTATAGCTGCGGCAGAAAACCAACCAAAAACTACTGGCGGTTATACACAAACACTACCTAATGGTGACCATGTAATTGTTTTGCGACCTCTCACGCGTGCATCAGAGAATATAGAAACACTAGCACATGAGATAGGACACGTATTCGAGAAGACTGAGTACCAAAACGCCACCAAACAAGAAAAAGAAGCCATAAAAGCGGAATATAAAAAATGGCTGGCTAAGGCAGAAGCAGGTACTGTAGGCGAGCTTTTTGACTCGTTGCGTGCTCGTACCACAGCTAAAATGACTAAGGGTGTAAATAAAAATATACTAGACCGTCCAGTACAAGAAGTATTCGCCGGTAATCCTAATGCTAGACAGTATTGGCTCAGTTCAGGTGAATGGTTTGCCGACCAAGTATCTCGTTGGGCTGTAACTTCTGAAAAGCCACTAACTATTGTTGACAAGTTCTTTGCACGCGTTGCTGCGGGTATGCGTAGGTTATACCAAAGTCTAGCGGGTAAAGTTGGTTTGCCTAGTACGGCCTTCAAAGATTTCTTGGACAGTCGTGCAGTTACACCTGACCCACTAAACATACCGTTCCCTGAAGCAGTCAGTAAACCCAGACCCAAGCCTGAAGTTAAAGTCGAAGCTCGCACTAAGAAAGCAACGGTAGCGGGTGGTGCAGGGGTGCGTGGTAACCTAGCGGTTAAACCTGAAAAAGAAGCTAAACCTAAAAAAGGACTAGCCAAAAGAGCGAAGACTGCCGCCGCTAAAGAAAGGGCTGCGGTTAAGAGTAAAGAAGATCCAACCCTTGCAGAAGCTGAACTAGAAGCAAAACGTAAAGCGAGAGAAGCTGAACTACAAGAAATAGAAGCGGAGTTAGTAGCGTCTGGTCTATACATCGTAGAGACAGACAAAGATAGGGAGGGAATACGACAAGTAGCTATACGAAAACAAAGAGAAAGACGTTTCGATAAAGGTGTTTACAACATACAGGCGCAGTTCGATCCTGACCTAGATGCGAAGCTGGATAACAACACCCTTAAGAATATTAAAGAAGGTAACCTGAAAGGTGCCTTGACCGCTTTAGCGTACGCCACTGACAACCCGCGTGTAGCAAAGATTGCTTCTAAGCTGACTAACTTCGTTGGGGATACCCGCGTTGTTATCGTATCTGCCAAGCCTACTGACGAACTCGGTAAACGCTACCGTGCGGCATTGGATGAAGAAGCTAACACCAAGGGTGCCTTTATATACAGCGACAAAGATGCGGGTATTGATAACGTCATACTGCTTGATGATACGGCTGGTGTTACCGCACATAACCTACTGCATGAAATGGCGCACGCAGCTACGATCCAAGAACTGCAAAAACCGTCTAGTCCTGTTACTAAACAACTGACCAACTTGTATAACTACGCCAAGCCGTATATGGATGGGTACTACGGATCAGAATCGGTAGAAGAGTTCGTTGCAGAAGTATTTGGTAACTACAAGTTCAGGCAGCATCTAGCTACCATACCAGTTGATGGTGACAAGACCACAGTGTTCCAACGTGTACTAGATGTTATTAAGCAGTTTATACGTCGCATAACAGGCACTCCAAGTGATGTTGCAGGTACCGCAGACAGACTTATAGAAGACATATTAGCGCCTTACGAAGGGGTGCGTGGCTCGGGTATCTTATACAACTCCTCAGTCATAGGTAAGGCCAAAGACGCATTTGAAAACATGTATGAGAGTGTGCCTACGTTCAAAGAAGTGGGTGAACGAGGTATCGTCAAGAGCCTACTTGCTCCTGTCCCGGAGAGCGCCAAGAAGTTTAGCCTTGGTTTGTTAGACTTAAACGCTATTACTAAAATAGCCGAAGGTAAGCTGAATAATGTAAAAGAGTTACTACGCGTTGTACGTGAGCAGAGCGGTGCTATAAACAAGTTCAACACAGGTGTAGAAGCTCTTACGAAGCGCACTGCTGAATGGGCAGGTAAGAACGTAGAGAAGATGCAAGAGTTAAGCAGGATACTGACTCGCAGTACCTACTTGCAGTTAGATCCTACACTTACGTTACAGGAAGCCCAAAAGAAATACGGCAAAGATCCAGATCAACTAGCGGAGTGGAAAAACCTTCGTGATAGGTATAACAAGCTAGGGGAAGGGCAGAACTTCTACAAGGCATGGCGTAACCAGTACAAGGCTATGTATGACCAAGTGCGTGAGTTAATGGACAGTAGGTTAAGTGCTGACGTTAAAAACCCTGCGGATCGCAAGGTGTTGGTTAACAAACTATACGAAAAGCTAACCTCGAACGGCGTTATAGACCCATATTTCCCACTGATGCGTACGGGTAAATTCTGGTTGGAATACAATGCAGTAGACCCCGACACAGGCAATATCGAATATTACGTAGAAGCGTTTACTAGCGTCCGAGAGCGTAAGGAAGCGATAAAGCAGGTAGAAAAACATTGGTCAAACCCAGACGCAAAGAACAAGGCGACCGTCGAAAAACTGTTAGCTGACACCGGTAAAACCAAAGCTGAAGCGATAAAAAGTATCAGCGGGGTAAACGCATTTGCCAGCCTAGAGCAAGCTAACTTTAGAAAGAACGCCCCACCTACTTCGTTTGTCAACAACGTGCTTGATATCTTAGAAGCGGGGGGTATTAAGTCAGATAATGTTATACAAGAGCAGATCATGCGTCTGTTCTTAGATACGTTGCCAGAACGTTCTTTCGCTAACTCGTTTAGACACAGAAAGAACCGACGCGGTGCTATGGGTGACGTAACGCCTACTGAACGACAGATACCAAATCACGATATTATTTTTGGCTTACGTAACCGTGCACTTAATCTAGGGCAGCAGTTGTCTAGAATAAAGTACGGTGCACAGATGCGTGCATTACAAGATGACTTCAAGCAGCAAGCAGCGGATATTAACAGTAGAAAAGACATATCTGATGAAGATAAGAAAGTAGCAATACTATTAGCCGACGAGCTTGGTGATCGCGCAGCTTGGGCAGCTAGTCCTATGGTGCAGCCTTGGGCACGCCTTGCTACTAGTTTCGGTTTCAACATGACGTTAGGTCTGAACATATCTTCTGCGCTGGTCAACTTGTCGCAGATACCGATGGTAGTCGTGCCTTATCTAGGTGCTCAGTATGGATACGGCAATACAGCTAAAGCCCTGCAAGAAGCCACAAAGATCTTTATGGGTAGTGGCAACAAACGTAAGGTCGAGGTAATGGGGCCAGACGGTAAGACCAAAGAAGAGATCACCGCTGCACAGTCACTAGACAATTACGACTTTGATGGTATGGATAAGAACAACCCGTTGCGAAGATTTGCAACGCTATCGAAGCTGGCAGATGACTTAGGGCAGTTAAACCGTTCTATTGCTTACGATATCGCAGATGTTGACTCGATAGACAACCCAATGGCTAAGGTTAACTCTATAACAGGGTTTATATTCCACCACGGAGAACGCGCTAACCGACAGGTCGCTATGATAATGGCGTACGATTTGGCGCTCCAGAAGAAACTCAAAGACAAAGGGTTAAAACCCAATCAGTGGGAGCAGTTAGGCGAAACAGAACTGAATGACATTGCACTTGATGCACTGAACGTCACTGAAATGACTAACGGTGGTATTGCTGCTGCGGCAGCGCCACGTATCGCACAAGACGGTATCGGTAAGGTAGCGTTCCTATTCAAGCGGTACGGGTCAGCTATGTACTTCATGCTGTATGACCTCATTGATACTTCGTTCACAGGAAACGAAAAGGCTCGCAAGATTGCACGGGCACAACTTAGAGGGGTGTTTGGTGGTGCGGCGTTAGTCGCAGGGGTACAGGGGCTACCGTTCTTTGGTGTCGTTGCCATGATCTCTAACATGTTTAAGGAAGACGACGAAGAAGACTTTGAAACCTCTGTCCGTAAGTATATAGGCGAAGGGCCATACGGTGGTGCAGTCAATTATCTGTTTGGTGTGGATGTAGCCAGCAGGATGGGTCTGTCTAACCTGATCTTCCGTGACAGAATGATAGAAAAAGACCAAAGCGTATTCTTCACCGCAGCGGAACAACTAGGTGGCCCTGTGTTAGGTTCTTTAATGCAGATGGAGCGCGGAGCCGAACTTTGGGGTGAAGGTGAAATGTTGCGTGGTATAGAAGCTGCTATGCCAGCCGCCATAAGGAATGGCTTTAAGAGTGTGCGGTTTGCTAACGAAGGCGCACGTACGTTACGTGGTGACCCTATCGTCGAAGACTTCCATGCGGGGCATGTTGCTGCACAGTTTATGGGTTTCGCACCAGCGGAGTATACGCGACAGCTACAACAAAACGCTTCGCTTAAAAAGATAGACCGTGCAACTAACGAGGAACGCACTAAGCTCTTACGTAAATACTATGTAGGTATGCGTAATAACAACGTATCCGCAGTACAACGTATCATGGAAGATATGGTGGACTTCAATAGTAGACACCCAGAACACGGTATCACGCCAGACACGATTAAACGATCTATGGCGCAGCACATGCGGACTACCGCTAAAATGCACTATGGTGTTACGTTAAGTCCAAGGTTACGCAGTAAGTTGCAGGATCTTGGAGATGACTGGGATGACTCACCAACCTTCGCCAGTGACTTTGGGTTATAACTTACTCGTCCATCCGCAAGCGTTGTTCTTTATCTAGTATTCTTAATACCGACAATACAAATTGATCGTCTGCTGCATCTAACACGTTTGTGTCACGTAGCTTCACTAACGTCATCCACGCGTACAGTAAGTCGTTTCTTGTTGGCTCCATAAGTACTCCTTGGTGTAGGAGTTAGGATACCCCCTCCGAAGAGGGGGGCGCTCGAAGAGCAGGAGGCGACAGAACGTTATGCGAGAAGGAGGACGAACTGTCTAGGCCAATATATCACAAAATACGCCAAACACGAACACCCCACTTATCCCCTGCTACTCCTACTTTAGTCTCAATATCCCAACCCCAAGCTGATGTTATTTTGTTTATTTGTTGTACTGCCTTGGTGGTATTAATGCAAGGGATAAACATAGACATGCCCACCTGCACCTCATGCCACTTTACTACAATCCGAACCCCATCAGGGCTAAGATCATACGTCCGCAGTATTCCCCGCTTCATCGTCGTCGCCCATCTGCACTATGATTACGTCTTGCCCTTTCATCTGGAAGTGCGTGCCTTTACCTAATCGTACTTTTGCACGTTTGGCACCCATATTCTTAACGAGTTCGTTAACAAAAGAACCGTAGTTTATTTGTTGTTTACCGCACCATATACGAAACGGTTTCGGTATTAGGTACAGCTTCTTAACATCTGTCTCATACCTTGCCACCATTTTGCCCCGAGGGATGGCGTCAGGTTGTATCAATGAATCCATTGCAGAACCATCTTGTTTACGTAGATCACTGGTGCTTTTTATCTTTAAGATGTTATCGTAATGCTCATTGATGTATTCGTTCAGCGTTTGCTCTAGGGAAACCGCCATATCTCCTACACGGCGTTTGTTTTCTTTAAATCTATCTACTATGAACTTAGCGATACCACCCATGTCATAAGGTATCAAACCCAGACGTTGCGCCATTATACCGCCAGCAACATTCACAGCTCCCCCCGCTGACCAAAACCTATTTTCAGAAGCCATCGCCGCCTCTTTGTCTAGACGCAGTTGTACCTCTTTTATCATTGGAAATATTTGATCGGGGTTATCCATAAGGTATCTTATAAATATAGGCCCAGCATGACCGTAACATTTCTCTAGCTTTGCGCTAAAAGCATCTGTCTCTTCTTTAGTATCTGGACTTTTAAATATCTTGTCCGCTTGTACTTCAAGTATCCGTTGCGCTTCTGCACTTGGGTTTTCTTTGCGTAAGCTAATCCGTTCTATCGCACTTGTATTGCCTGTAGTAATCGCTACTAGACTCCAAGGTTCACCTCTGAGACGCTCTGTATTGCTCCCACTCACCATACGAGCACGCTGCTTTCCTGAAGTAAACTGGTACGCCAAGGTACTCAAATCTTCTGGGCTAGTGTTGGTCATCTCATCTATGTATAGGGGTAGGTTATGCAGTATTTCTGACCGCAACATCTTACTGTTGTGCGTGTCTTGCTCGTCTAACACTAACTGCTTAGGGTTACCCCATATAGTTGCCGAAGCATACATCGCTGTAGTCTTACCAAGCCCAGAATCTTTACTATGTACGTGCATGGCAGAACAGGCTATACCCCCCATGAAGTGCATTAATATAGAACCAAACCCCGCACAGATAATATATTGATGCAGCTCAAACCCCGGCCTGTTGTAGAACTGCATGAGTTCCTTCCATTCCTCCAACGTACCCTTGGGTTCAAATGCAGGGAATAACCCTGCGGTTTGTGCTGACGGTGGGTTAAACTCAACACCGTCTTTAGTTATTACTTGATTACCTATAACAAAAGCATCTACGCCATCTCCTACCCAACCAAACTGTCTATGCGCTTTTTGTGCCACTGTCGTCTCCTGTAGTTCGTTAATCCAAGTTAATAGGTATTTCATCAGGTCATCTACGAAAGGCACCGCTACACCACGCATGGCTAGTTGCTTTCTAAGCTCATCCTTAGCCCCGACCGCAGTTAGCGGTAACGTAAACTCACGTACGCCATCTTTTGGTAGGTGCAACCGAATAGCTATCTGCTCCCCTATTTCAGGGTCTATGACTCGCTGCACCACATATATGTCGTTACGGTAAATAAGTTTCTCGTCTTCGTTACCTTCTGAATCTTTAGTGTGTAAATACACCCCACCGTTTGCACCACGTAGGTACGGAAAAGGGTATTTCGGTATTACGTAAGTGTTGACAGGTGAGTTAGGTAAATCTAACGCGGGTTCCTGCACCACGTTGTCTTCTTCAACTGCCTCTTTTATTAGCTTGCCTAGTTGTAGTGGTGACCTGAACTTCGCACGGTTAGGGCACGCTAGACATGTTTCGGGCTTGTGTTCTTCAAACTTATTGCATGTATACCGTTTGTCAGACGTTAACTTATCCCACTTAGCGTCTGTCTCTTCAGCGTCGTACCCTATATACCCTTTCGATATTTGATGCGCTCGTTCCCGAGTACCATCACTACAGGCTTTCAGTATAGACAGCATTCCGCGCCATATCGGTTCCGATACTTCGTTCGGCTTTGTTAATGCGTCGTATATCTGTAAGCACCCCTTGTCCATACCAGAACGCTCGACGATGCGTTTAAACTTAAAGTCTTGGTTTTCAAGGGCAGCGTGCATCATTGCATTCGCACCCTCTATTCTTTTTGCGGGAACTGGTATCAAATCACCGCCAAGCAATAGGGAAAAGCTATCAAAGTCAACCAATACCGAATCCGTTGCCCCTATAAAAGACACTTCGACTGGATCATCGGGTTTGTAGTTGTGGGTCTTAGGTACACGCAATACCCGTGCGGCATCCGCCGTAACTGCGGGGTCAGCCAGAAACTTGTTTTTGTTACATAGAGCCTTGAGTCGCTCTGCTACAGGTAGCCAGTCATCGAGGCAGACTGATTCTTTTAACACCCAGTAAACGTGTACTCCGCGACCGGAGTTAATTAGTGTCGGGCGAGGTAGTAGGTTGGTCTTACAGAATTGTTGTAACGCAGTTAGGGCGTCTCGTTGGTTAGCAAACTCTTTGGATGGGCCGCAATCTAAATCTAAGAAAAAGGTTTTTACGTATTTAACATTGTCTACCTTACGGGATTTGTCCTCCTTAAAAGTAGATAGGGCGAAATATACATCGTAGCCTTGGTTGTCTAGATCTTTTGCACTGTCTACCAAATCAGCGACAGAGGTAAAAAACTTTTGTACTCGCCTATCTATTTTCTTGTTAGAAGCAAAAATGCAATACAGTCCATCATCTGCTAGGGCATCTTCTAAAAATTTTGTTGTTTCCATAGCTATCTCAGAACCGAAAGTTACCACGGCAGGGGCAGTAATCCACCCTTTTCAGTAATCCTAGCCGTGGTATAAGTTAAAAGCATGGGTACGCCCGTGGGCATACCCAAAAGCGTCGGGTCTAGTCGTCCCAACCGTCAACGATTGCACTAAGATCAGCTTCGTCTTTTGGTGCAGATGACTTCTGTTTAACTACTTTCTTCTTCGGTTCTTCGACAGGTGCTTCAACTTCTTCAGCTTCTTCCACCTCAACTTCTTCGACAGTAACAGGTGCAGATACGGTTACGTCAGTAAACATGTCGTCATCGTTACTTGAAGTAAAACCATCTACTACTTCAAACGGTGACGCAGTTTGTAAGGGTATGTACTTAGTGACTTGCACACCACGTAACCGTAATGACACGCCCGCTTCTCGCATATTGTAGGGCACCAGCACTACTGCAATGTTTGCGGTACTGCCAGTAGTCAGCATGAAGTCATCATCTAACGCTTTATTCTTAGCGTCTACCTGCATGGGTTTGTTAGTTATTTCTTTACCGTATGCACCTTTCAGTGTGACCTTACCAACGAATGTCCCGTCTTCTTCTTTTTTGAATGGCATCGGTATTTTTTCAGGCCATTTGGCTTCGCGCTTCTCGGCATACGCTTTAGCCATAGCACTCATTAGATCCTTGGCCTTCGCTTCATCCATACGAAACTGCATGGAATACGCTGCTCCTTCATCAAACGGGTCACAAGGTACACTACGGTTTTCCGCTGAATCAAAGCGGTATGTTTTATTGATACGTGGGTATAAGACTTCTACGTCCTTTATAAGGTGGTTCATGTATGTTTCTCCAAACATCTAGTCATTAAATGTAAAACCATCAACCTCGGTGAATGGTGAAACACTAGCGTCTTCTATTGGCACTATACTTAACGTGATAGCAGCAATAGTATCTGCGTGTTCTCCCATATTTTTGACGGTTTCGTACTCCTGCTCTTCTAATGGACGTATTGGCCTGAAGAAGAGTTTTGGTGTATCGCTTTCAGTATCGAAGTAGATCCTCGTTACTACAGCGATAAAAGGCGTCTCACGCGCCTCAAGGTACCGTGCGTAAGCACGGAAGGGCATAGCCCCATTTACCGCGTCCCCAAATATAGAAGTAGGTGGTAGTTGTAGTTGATAAGCTGTTTCCAGATCATCTTCCAACACGACAGCTAACCGTTGCACAAACTTGCATGCTCGACTAGCGCCTCTACCAGAACCTCTAATATTGCGGACACAATCTACGCAACGTCCAGACTGCCGCTGCTCATCTGGAACGTCTAAAGCGGGTGTTTCTGTGTTATTAGACCAACAGGTGGGAGTAGATACCTTGTCAGCGTTATAGTCATCTTTGTAGTACATTCTCGATCGGTAGGCAATACCTACAACTACAACATCAATACTATCTCCACTTTCGAGCGGTGTTCCCTCGAACTTCTTGTTGCGGATACTTATTCTTCTAACGCTATCTTCCATCAGTAGTCTTCATCTGTGTCCAAGTCAGGCACCTCGATAGGCGCAGCTTTTTCTGGGCTAACCTCGTCCCACGTAACGGAAGGTGCATCTTCATCAACTTCGCTCAACAACGCCTTAGTTACAGCGTCAAGATCGTATCGATACGTCTGATTGATATGGATGTACGTGTTTTTAGGTATTCGCCCTTGCTTCATCCAATTACGGATAAGTCGCTCAGATACCATAAAGTGCTGGGCAACTTCTCTGATTGAAACTAATCGAGGTGTCATTTCTTGTTCCTTCTAACGGCTATGGTGTACTCGGAATTAGAGTTAAGACCTTTCGGTAGCAACTCTGGGTTCTCTTCCAAAAACTGCTTCATGTTCTTCTGGTTAATCCGCTTGTCAAGTAATGATGGTTCTGCGTGCTCAAGAATGAACTTGTGCATCTGATCCCAGTCGCTTGTCCAATAAGATTGTTTAACCGTCCGGTAGAACAGACCTTCGGAAGTTTTGACGCTATCAACGTCGTGCTCTTTGCAGTGGTTTAACAAAGCCCCTTTGACAGTTTCAAGCTGCTGCACCAGCGGTGCGTCTTGTGCATCAAATTCGGCTTTTAACTCTGAACGTCTCTCACGAATCTTTATATAAGTCTTGACCAACTTGTCTAAAGATATGGATTCCCCGTTGCTCATTTCGATCTCCTTCACTTATCGAACGAACGACTATAATGGATAACTAGGTACTACGCAAGTAAATCATTGTATAAATCAATCATTTTTGTATGAACATTGATTTTATTGTCCAACATAGCATAAACACGTTTTTCTATGGCAGATCCTTGCAGTTGGACTATGGTACACTTGTGGTCTTGTCCCGACCTGTGCACCCGTGCGTTGGCTTGGGCGTACGTTTCTAATGAACTGGTTGGCCCCCACCACACTACCGTATTCGCCGCTGTCAGAGTCACACCATGCGCTGCTGCTTGGGGCTGAATAATTAATACCCTAGGGTCGTCGGTCTTTTGGAACTGCCTGAATATTTCAGTTCGATTAGGTAGCGATACGTCACCACGAATAATCGCTGTACTGATGCCATCATTCTGTAGTTTGTCTGATAGTATGTCGATGACGTGCTTGAAAGGCACAAAGATCAATACCTTCTTGCTAGATTCGTCGATGACCTCACGCAGAACCTTGTACCGGTGTTTAATATCAAACTCTAGCGTGTCACCGTTATCGGTATAGACCGCACCACAAGATATTTGTAGTAACTTGTTCATGTTAACTGCTGCATTGGCGGCAGTAACCTGCTCCCCTGCGGCATCCATAACCATCTTATCTCTTAACAACTTATAGTATTTAATTTGTTGTCGGGTCATTTCGACTTCGCGTTTGGTGTACACCATCGGTGGTAAGTCTAGACACTCATCTTTAGTGAACCGGATAGCAGGTTGTAATACCCTGAACACCGTATCAGTAGCATCTTCTTTAGGCACCCATCTAAAGTTACTTATTTTATACATAACTTGATCGCGGAACGCCCCGGCAAACCTAGGTACAGCAATAGGGTTAACAAGTTTTGCTAAACCGTACGCATCAACAGGACTCTGTGCAGCGGGAGTACCTGTCATCATCCATAACCATTTGTCTGGTGTCATCAACGCATTCAAGGTTTTCCAGCGTTTGGTTTGTGTATTTTTATAGTGAGTAGCTTCGTCCACAATTATCAGGTCAAACCCACCGTCCATGATGGCATCCATTACAATCTCAACACCGTCATAATTTATTATCACGTAATCCGCGTCACCCCCTATGATCTCCCTGCGTTTTTTCGCAGAACCATACGCAACCGCAACTGTTCGGTGCATAGCAAAAGTAAATAAATCATTACGCCAAGCAGAATCCATGATAGATAACGGACATATAATCAGCACTCTGCGTATACGTTTGACATTCATTAGGTAATCTGACGCCCATATTGCACTGGCGGTTTTACCTGTACCCTGCTCATTGAAGCAGAATGCACGCTTGTTTAGTGTAAGAAATGATGAAGTAGTTTTTTGGTGCTCGAACGGGGTATACCTACCAGTCCACTTGTACTTGCCTTCAATCGGTGAAGGCACTTTGATATTTAAGTTCTTCAGTACATGCGCTTCGTCTATACCCCACTTAACCACTACTTTGTTATCAGGTAGTTGTTTGCTTTCGGGTATAACAGTCGTCACTTTCTGCGGATTACGCAGTCGCAAAAGCAACGCTTTGTTATCTATAATTTCCATGTGTCCTCCTAAAGCCCCGCTTCGTCCACAGATGGGGCTAGGTCTGCTATGAAGGGTCTTTCGCTCCCCTGAACTAGCCTGATTTTTGTACTCTGCAACTGGAGGGTGCTTCGTACGTGGTTTAAAGACGCATCAGGTTCAGCGTCTGGTAGGCTTCTTCTGTCTCGCAACGGGTGCCTTCTTAAGGTTACGGCTACGGTTTTTACTTCGACTTTCTACCTTCACACCGTCTTTGTTGCTACCACCTCTCGCCAGTGGCTTGTTATGGCTAACGTCCTTGCCTTCTCGCTTGTCCGCTTTGCCGTTGTTATTCGCATCTTTACCTGTCTTATCCATTGCACGTCGGGCACGTTGCCGTTCCATCCGACGTTTGAACTCTGGACTATCGACTGGTTTGTTTACTTGTTTCTTTCTGTCTGCTTTGTTTTTGTAAGGCATTTAATTTTCCTGCGGTAGGTGGTACTTAATCATTTGATGGTTTTCTAGATATGGGCGCTCAGTTACCGCCTCAACCGTCATAGGGTGTCCTACTTTCGTTTGGTAACGTAAAGCACTTTCCAGAGCATCGATTTTATGTGTCCAGTACCCATCTACCAACCCAGTTTCTGTATCTACAACTAAATATGATTCTTTCACTACCCTCTCCCGTTGTGCGGACACTCAAGCACCACGCAATGTGCTTTGCATAACCCGCTGGGGTTAGCGTTCCACGTATCATTCTCGAAGGCTGACTCCATACTAGTGTAGTCACCTAACCATTTACCCCATAGGTCACCCTGACCCGCTAGAGTATACGTATCTTTTACTAACTCGTTTGACACAACAAACATCAACCCACCCCGTACCTCTGTGATATTGGGGAAGTGTTTGAATGCCGCCAGTGCCATCAACTCAAGCTGCCCTTTGTCAGCATAGCGAGCGTTCTTACCAGTTTTATAATCTATCACCCAAGCTAACTCACTCTCTTCATCAAGGATTACCAAGTCTGCAATACCGCGAAACCACACGTTATCCGCAAAAAAGTCGCAGGGTTCCAAGTTTTCGGTAAGCCCCATTTTATATTCGCATAACTTCTTACCACGTTTAGCGTTAAGCGCATCCAACCCGGCCTTGGCGTAGTTGAACTGTGGTGGTAGCGGTACGTTATCCCGTACGTATTTCTCGGCTGCTTCATGGAACGCGGTGCCGTAATACATGGCTTCCGTCTCAGGCTCGGAATAATCCTTAGCAACCTTCAAGTGGTAAAACTTCTTAGGGCATTGCTCGAATGCTTTTATCTTACTGAACGACCAAGGTGCTATGCTCATCACTCTTCCTCGGGCAGGAAATCATCTATTTCGATCAACGCATGGATGACTGCTACTAGTTCTGACTTACGCAGACTGATTGACTCCAGTACTGGTGGCTCTTTCGTGCAATCTAAGTGGTGGATCAGAGTCTTAATTTCACCGTCTTTTTTATGCACGGCTACTGACACAATCTCTTCACCTGTTTCTGCCATCCCCACCAAGGCTGCTATCTCGTTATCTAGTGGTTCCCTATGTTCTTCTCGTAGGCGTAATTGCTCTTTATATTCTTCTAAATCAACAACTTGACTCATTCACAATCTCCGTAGGACTTGGCAACACCAGATTCACAGTTGATTGGTAGCCCGTTAGCCCAATAAGGTGTCCAACGCATACACTCTTCAATGTATCGCTGGGCTTCTGCAACTTCGTCCTCGGGGACACAACACACAACGGAGTCATGAACCGTCAAAACAACACGATATTTTTTAGCAATTTTTAGCATCTGTTCGCCTATTATGCAACGAGCCACCGCTTGACATACGTTCTCTATAACCTTCCCACCGTATATCCGGTTTCGGCCTCGACGTACCTTGTAGGTATACTCCATACCTTTCTCGCCTTGCTCACCTTTTATATCGTGGTAGTACATCAACAAGCCAGATGGTAATTTGATTGCGTTCTGTTCAGGCAACACTTCCAACACATCACCGATACCCAACTGGGTTTTATTATTCATAGTCATGTTTTCTATGGTGTATGAGGCGTCTTTCCACAACCTAGTTATGTGAAAATTTGTTTCTCTGTAGATGTTTATGACGCGGCGAGCTTCGTCTAGCTCTATGTCAAACCCAAACGATTGTAATTGGTCTTTGAAACGTACGGCTCCCATACCGTAACCAGCACCCAGAATGGTAGTTTTACCGACGAACCGCTGGTCTTTGGTCACATCTTCTTCTCGGTTGACGCCATATATCGACATCGCCATCTTCTTATACACGTCATCACCAACATGGAATGCTTGGGTTAGGTCGTCCTGCCCTGCTAACCATGACAATACGCGTGCTTCAATCTGACTTGAGTCGCAGTCAATCAGCATGTACCCATCAGGAGCAACCATACTTTTCTTGAGTTTCTTACCGTTTGGCCCACGGCTAGGCAGATTCTGGAGGTTGATCTTGTCAGCGCCACCCCAGCGTCCAGTATGTGCCGCATAGTATTTAACTGGTACAGGCAGCAACCCTCGCTTGGCTATGTCAATAAACCGTTGCGTCCGTGTTTCTTCTAAGGTGCTTTTGTTGCCAAGTCTGGCGTTAACAAGTGTCTGTATCCGCACGTCTTCGTGCTCTAACAACGCCTTGAATGCTTCATCCGTTTTGGCGAACGCGTATGTTTCTTTACCTGTGGTAGGACTTATCTTGGTTGGCGCAATAACGCCTAGCCCCCCAAGTAATTCGGCAAACTTGGGGTTACTCATCAAATCTTTCTTATCTACACCGGCATCCAGTAACAACTTATCCTTAATATCTTTGGTGTCTTCTAGATGCTGTTCCAGTAGTCCTAAATCTAGATCTAGCATAGGTTCGATAAACATGCGGAGGGTAAGATCTATAATCTTTAACTCTTGACGTGGGAATTTCTTACCCATTACACCAAATAACTTATAGGTAAGTTCCACATCGTTGATACAGTAATCGCCGTATCGACTCAACTCTGCCTCATTGAAATCCAACCGCTGTTTACCTATGGCACTTAAAACTTCGGTGCCTTTATCTCCGAGGTTATACCGTTCGGCCATCGCCTTGAGGCTTCCCCCAGCCTCCACCCCGTGAAGAGCACGACCAATGCACAAAGTGTCAGCCCACACCCTAGGATGAATATCAAATATCCAAGACAATATAGCACCATCAAACATGGTGTTATGAGCCAATACCATAGAGTTTCGCCAATCAAATTCCGTAAAATATTGCTTAAGCTGTTCATGTGTTCCACTCGCCCATTCGGTAGCTCCGTTGTTTACTTTTATAGCTACGCCGATCACTTCAAATCTAGGGTCACGTACGTACGCTTCTGTTGTCATCTTACTCAACGAAAACTCTTTGTCGTAGTATGTCTCGAAATCTACCGTTATGAGATCCATAATTTATCCAGTAACAAGTTATCTGCAAAACCGTTAATTACCAAAGTCCACATTGTCAATAGTGTTAAATTTGGACTTTTTGGACTTTCTAAAAATCAGTAGGGGCCTCGCACCCCTCCGGTGTCAGTTATACTTCCTGTTTAGGCGGGCTTTAACACACTAGAAAGTTCACGCCATCTGAATTATTGTAGGTTGGCAATCTCACCACCGCACGCAAAGTACCCTGCACCATCAACCCAGTTGTCGATATGGTTAGGGTTCTGCTTGATTCTCGCTACCTTGAGCAAGGCCATCATAACTGCTACATCGTGAGCTTTGACGGGTACGCCTAGGTGCACTGACCAGTATTGAGCAATACGTGTAAAGTTATCCTCTGCATCGCCATGATCTGATTGTCTGTCTTTAGTTATGTAGGCTTTCGCTATATCTAACAGGTTGCCTCTCGTTGCCAATGGCTGCGGCGGTATATCGTTATGTTCCTCATAACTTGTTTGTACCTCTGCACTTACTCCGGTAGACGGTACCAATACCGACGTTGCCGCTGCTGTCGATTCCGCTGCAATCTCTGCTTTAGCATCCCTATACTCTGCTGCTTTAACTTGTTTACGTACTAAGTGCGCGTAGCTGGGACTACAATTAGCTTTCTCAGCCACCAAGCGTACACCCCAACTAGGGTATTTTGCCATTATATCAAGTACCTTCCTTCTCTTATTCACATCCTTCTCCTAGAAATCGAACTCATATTGATTAGGGTCATTGGACTTGGCCCCCAGTAGGAACATTACATCCGTCCAGTTATCCTCGTTTATCACGACGGCAACACCACCCACTGCGGCGATGTCATCGAGATTCTTTTGCTGTAAAGCTGTTGGTGTGTTCTTCCCAGCCTTACATTCAATTCCAAAAAACTTACCGTTGTAGCACCCAACAATGTCCGGTACACCGCTCTTACCGTACCCGCCTGTTGCAGGAAAGAAGTAGTAGGCACCGATCAATTTAAGCTGCTCGGTTACCTTGCGTTTCACTTTAGCTTCGGGGGTCATGCGTTCTCCTTGGGAACTGGTATCGAAGTGTTGCAGAAATCAAAAGTGTTGCAGAAATCAAATGTTAGGGAACTCCCTAACAATCTATTCATCTTCTAGTTTTTGCTCGATCAATTTAAACAATCGATCAATGTTGCTGCTGATGTCTTCAAGACTACGTGCCATGTTCTCCACAGCACGCACCACGTTTTCAGTCTGTTCATCGTTCATTGGTAGTCCTCATTGATAAACCCAAAACGTATTCTCGCTGATACGTTTACCTATACCCTCAACAGGCACGGTCGGTGGGTCAGTAGAAGTCATCATCAGTAGGGCAACCTTCTCTTGCATCCACTGCGGCAACTTCTCTAACCCACTATACGTGTCTTCCACATCACTGTCAAGACAATACATTCCAATACATTGCACTCTCACACAGTTTTTTCCATCGTCTACCATGACACGGTACATTGTGTCATACCCACCATCACTGGTTGACATAAAACACTCCGTCGTTCATGCGGATGCCTACACCGTCCACGTACTCATCCAGCTCACACATCATTAACACAGACAACTTACCGGATAAGTGTTCAGGTAACGTATCGGCAGTATATCGTTCTGCTGGTTCGGTAGAGACTTTGTAGTCCCAAGTATTATGCGCGTTCTCAAGGAACGTCACATCAAACATCTGTTGATCGTTAAGCATGTAGGCACGCACAAAGAACATGTGGACTTCGGATGTCTGTAATGCGTACTCATCAACCTCATTCAGGAACGCTGCTACCTTACTACCGAAATCGGCATCAACAAACTGATACCCACTGGCAACTACCGCACGTAGTTCGACTTGCAGTTGATTGTGTTGGGTGACTGCTGTTTGCGCGTTCTCGACTTTCTCTTGGTTCTCACGGTTCGTATCACGCACTTTACGTACAACGGGGTAGGCAAAACAATCGTTCAGCTCTTTGGGTGTGTACGGTCGTAGATGTGACAGCGCATTCTTTATCGCACGCTTGGGGTTGGTACTCATCAGCATGTGGTGTTGGTCGTTATGGCTGCTGTACTTGTCGTTCCTAATGGTGTGAGAATACACCGCGATAGTCTTGTACGTACCTTCTCCCTCAATACGGTAGTCGTTGTATCCAACCCAACCCAGCGCATACAGATCGTTCGGGAGATATACATACAAACTTTGTTCGTTATTACCGCGAGGCGAGAACTTACATGTCGGTAACTTCTTTGCCAGTGCCTCAAGGAACGTAGCGAACGCACCCTCGCCTTCCCTTTTATGGTGGGCAATATAATCATTGATATTGGTCGGCGCTACAGACCCTGTTTCTACCGCTTCTAGTTCTGAAACTAACTTTCTTTTTGCACTCATGTCGTCCTCCTACAGACTTAGTTAACTTGCTAATCCTACTGCTACTCCAACAATCCCATGATTCATTATCACAACCATGTCTTTACAGGTCATGGGTAACGTATCTTCATGGGGGTGTGTTTGCGTACGGTGCTTACTGGTTGCACTCGCTAGGGGAATCGCGTACTTCTCAATGTTCTCATACCACGTACCATTCTCCCAAATGAATAGCGGGAAGTGGTCACCATACGATGTCACGACGTACCGATCACCACGCCACTCTCCGTATAGGTTGTTACCGTGAAACCGCTCACGTTTCTGCACGTACTCTCGCGCTGTTACATTAGTTATCCTTGGTGCCATCTCTCTTCTCCTGTAGTCTGGGATCTCCCCGTTGTTTAATTATGTTAGCCACGGTTACACCGCTCAAACCTACTATCCTGCCGATACGCTTGAAGCTGTACCCTCGGTTGAAATACCGATCAAAGATTGCTTCCTCTAATGCCGCACGCGTAGCGTACTTGCCGCTACTCAGGGGTCTACCCTTCCTCATCGGCTTGGTTGATTGGGGGTGTCGCTCCATTTAGATATCTCCTTTCGTCCTCTTGTGCAGCTATTTCATTTTCTAAAATGTCCCAATTAGATTCGTAGGCAGCATCCCAGTTATCCCAATACCCATTTGCTATATCTTCGTTTGCCATGATGACAGCCATGTGGTTAATGCAGGGTTCGTGATTAAACGGTAAACATAATTGTTCCATTACTACTGCCTCCTATAGTTGGTTTGGGGGTGCCGCTCCCCCATCATATAGATTGTCTCAGTCATACCTTTCCTCATAACTTGTTTATAGGTGTATACGTTGTTGGGGGGTCTGCATCTGCTATATGTCTGCATATATACCCTATACTGCGTAAGTCTTCGTATGCGTCTTCAGCCTCCTCCCCCGCAAGGAAGTGCCGTTCTTCAATGTCCTCCAACTCCTCTCCGATACGAACAAACTTACAGGCGTAGGGAAATTTACGTTCCTGCCAAAAGAGTTCCGCGAGTTCTTCTGCACGCTGTAAGGCTTGCACATCTTCAAAGTCTTCATACCATTTAACGTACTCGCTTTGGTATACCATCAACAAGGAACCGTCCTTCTCATAGCAATCCCAAGCCCGCAACAATACTTCATGGTCTATTACCCGCTGATCCATAGCGTATACAGCCAATACTTCTTTAGCGTGGTCTTTGTTAGGCCATGCCAACGCATAAAACACATCGCTCCGATACCCCATAAGTCACCTCCTCATCACTTGTTTTTGGCAATGTGCACAACCTTGCCGCAGTCGGGCTTGGCTCGTTCAAAGTCGTAGATGGCCCACAGTATGGGACATGTCCACGTACCCCAGTCGAACACGTACCCATCGGTAAACACAATCACAGCTTGCGGGTTGATCTTGTGCTCGGCCATGTACTCGGACACACAACTCACGTCGGTACCACCGCCACCCGCTGGCTTGGTGCTTTGCACTAGGGTATCGGTTTCGGTAAGGTTGTATGTCTCATCGGCACACACCTTGGTATCCCAATACAGTAGTCGGATGCGGTCGGGTCGCACGTTGTCACACACTGACTTGATCTCGGATAGGAACGTAGTCAACTCGCGCTGACCGATAGACGCTGACGTATCAACAGCAACCACCAACTCACCCACACTCTGACTGATACCGCTAGGCATATACACGCCAGTAGATATGAACTTACGATTGGGTCGAGACCATGTTGAAAAGTCGTTACCAGCACACGTTGTACTGATGAACTCACGCAACACATCACGCCAATCAATCTGCGGTTTGAGTAACGCCTCAAGGTCACGGGCACCACCACTGCCTAGCTTACCGGCAACGAGTACACCCTGACGTATTGCTTCCTCAACCTCACGCTCAAGGTCACCCTTCTCTTCCTCGCTCAACTGCTCGGCTTCCTCCCAACCATGATCGTCAAGACTGTTACCCACACCACGGCCATCATCACCCTCGGGTAGCGAGTCATAGATCTTGTGGAATACTTGGGCAGTATCCATGCTACGGTATTGCTCATCGAACAACCCAACCTTGGGCATTTTGATAAACCCCTCGCCATTGTCACCGTCAACCAACTGTACGTTGATAACATAGTCACACGCGGCATTGGCTACCTGTGCATGTTTGTCGTAGAGATGTTTCCACGTAGTCAAGTGCTGGTACATCTTGTGGTAACACTCGTGCAGTATCAGGAATCGCAACTCGGCATCGTTCAACCCATCGACAAACGCTCGGCCATACATCTCGTCACGCCCGTTGGTACACGCGGTTGGGACGGTATCATCTACCGTCCGGTCACCAATCATCAGCACGCTGGATAAACCCACGTACTTGTCATGCGCCATGATAGCCATGACAGCTTTTTGTAACCGCTGTTCGGCGGTCAACGTCTGGTTAAGTGCTAACATATTTCCTCCTCCCCTAGTTCTGATAACAACTTAGTGTGTGACGCATGAAGTACATTCAACTCGCATCTGAGTCGCTCGACCTCCAACCATAAGGCTTGGTCGCCGTGACGTAACCTGCTCCACCACCCCTGCGCTTTCGGCGTTGGTATTGGTTCGGCAGTAACGACAGGCTTGGGCTTAGTCTTAGGCTTGGGCTTAGTCTTAGGCTTAGTGTTAGGGACTTCCCTAACTGGTTCAGTCAAGACAGGCTCGGCAGTAACGATAGGTGTAAACAAGTCTCCCTGCGGTGTAATGCTACGCCTTCTTTTATCGTATAGGGCAGGTGCGATTTCCCCACGTTTACGCAGTCTGTATACATGCACATCGATTGCCTTGGGTGTACGCCCCATCAATGAGCCAATCTCCTCATAAGACTTACCCTCTTCGAGAAGCTGTATCAGGTACGCGTTTAGTTCCGCAGTCCACATAAATTTCTTCTCTGTAGGGTCTATAGCTTCTGCGGCACGTAGTGTACTAACCCTACCTGCTACCCCACCCCTAGTACGCCCTAACTTCTTAGCCATATACTCATGACTCTTACCGTTTTGGTGGTACCACAGCAACTCTATGTCTTCTTCCCTAGTCCAAGGCTTGCTCTTGTTTTCTACTCTTGCCATCTTCCCTCCTCCTTACTTGTCTGCTGTAAACAGATAGTTGTTGTCCATCGCCCACTGCGTGAACTTCTTGTTCTGCATGACGATAGCTTGTTTGGCGTACTTCTTACCGCGTACACCGTTAGCGAACACACCCTGCGCTTCCTTGGATAGGCGCAACATGTAGGTCATCCACTGGTCAACCCAATCACGTTCGAGTGTTGATAACACCTTATACACAACCATCATCACAGCGCCCGCACTGGTCGGCACAAGTGCAGATTGAGGGTCTGACTTGATCGAGTCGATGGATGGTAACTGATCGGCTAGTCTGGCAAATGCCATAAGGTCACCTGCGGCTGACCCACCGATGGTGCCAATGAGTAAAGACGTTAATGTCTTGTCGTTGAACTGATCGCGGACTTTCATCCAATCACTGGCCGCTTCGAGCGAACGCGGAGTCACAAACGCCGTACGGGTAGACCGTGGATGGAATATGTAGTCGTTGTCCTCGGGATCTTGCACATCGCGGAAGTCGGCAAACGCTTTGTCGTTGTTGCGGCACCACCCCAGCACTGTCGGGTCAATGTCGTTGTTGACACCCCACTCGATCCATTGTTCCCATGTCGGCTTGGTAGACTCGATCACCGTCAAGCGATTGAGTGCATGTGCGGGTAACATGTCACCGACACCCTCAGCACCTAGGTTAGTTGTGGCAAACACAATACTGTCAGGATGCAGGGTATAGCTACCGATCTTACGTTCGAGCATCATGCGTAGCAGCGAGAGCTTGACCGCTGGATTCGCTTTACCGAACTCGTCAATCATTAGGATGATCGGCTTGTCATGGTGTGCACCCAACTCCTCGTTGGTCAGGTATCGCACGAACCCGCTACCGTCATCCATGTGCATGATGTCAGGGATCGTCACGTCGCCCAGATCCTTAGTGGTCGTGTCGAAGTAACACGGGATGTGCTTGGGTTTCTCTACTGATAGCATGTTAAGTAGAGATGTCTTACCCGTACCCATGTGACCTTGCACAAGTATGGTACGCTGATGACCACCAGCAATGATTGCTTGGGCGATCTCGTCTAGGTTTACCGCATACAGATTGGCTGATGTTGCCATGTTATGTCCTCCTTCATTGGACTGGTTGTTGTGTTAGGGAAATCCCTAACAAGTTACTGCTAAACACACTACCGCTTATTCCTATGCACTCGGTTGTACTTGGCGTACGTCCGCGTATCAACGTGCTTGAAATAGTGCATCGTCTCGCTCGAATACATATACATATAGTGCCACTTTGCTTCCTCATCCATCCCGTTGCGGATGGCATCCTCGAACGCATCGCGTGGGTGCAACACCACACGCCCATGCTTGAACCACAACCGCTCTTCTGCTTCGCTGTATCTCATCTCAGTTCTCCTCCCCTAATGGTTTCGATGTATACACGGCATACTTCACTGCCCACTTAGCGAACAACTCGGACTTGAGCATCGTACTCTGCGTTTCTTTCGGTAACGCACGGAACGCTCTACCGAACTCACCATAGCCAGCAAAAAGACGGTCGCGCTCGTTTGATAACGCCCGTACTGGTGGGTGTGCCTTGATATACTCTTCAACTACTAATTCTTCAAAAATCATCTCACTCTCCCTATAGCTGTGTTTTACAAGTCAATGGTGGGTAGGTTACTGATAACGTCTGCTACCACCGCTTTGGTTTCGGCACGGAGGTGCTTGTCCTCACGTAACGCCTCGGGCGATAACGGCATCTTACCCAGACCACGGAACTGATCTTCAAGTTTGGTGCGTATCGCTTCCATCTGAGTGTCACCAGTCAGGTTGCACGCTTTGAGCATGTCAATCATGTCGAGCACACCGTCGAACGTGCTAGTGGCTAGTCGTTTTTGTTTTGGCTTACCGTCCTTACGCTTATCCGTACTGTCATCGTCGAGACTATGGTGCAGTCGCTCAAGGTAGGTGCGAGTACGGTTGAACACGTCCTCCATTGCTTTGGTGATCTGCAATTCGTAATGTTCCTGATATTGTGTTTTCAGGATAGCAGCTTGCTCGTTGCCCATGTCAACCCGAAAGTCACCAGCCTCGGGTACAGGTGAATAGGTCACAGCAAACCGGAACTTTTTGTCCAGATCATGCACTGACATATAGTCGGCATCGTTGAACAACGTGCCTAACTTAGCGCGAGACTGGATAATCTCCCAGTCGTAAACATCTATGAACGCTTGCACCAATCGGTCGAACTCTTGCTCGAAAGCAGACATTTGGTTTTGGTAATCGAAGAACATCGCAGTCGGTATCAAACGCTGCCCCAGATCTGACCACGGCATGGTCAGTGCATAGTGCTGGTTGCGTACGTTACCCACGAACTTCTGGATAGCATCTAACTCGGCACAGTCACCAAGTAATTTCTTACTGACATTTGCTGTACCCGATGCCGCGTTGTTTTGCATGGTGATCTGCGCTGATGCGCTTTTGTCTTTCTTGCGTCCTGTCCAGACTGACGCGTTGAACTCGACGATCATGGCACTCGATTGTATTGATGGTGCCGATACCTCGGGCGTTACTGTTAAGATGTTCTGTGTATTCATTATCATATCCTCATAAGTTGTTAGTGTTAGGGATCTCCCTAACAAGTTTTGGTGAAACATGAGAAAGGAACCCCAATCTCATTAAACTATTATACCCTAAATGGAACGTAATGTCAAGTGATGTCGTATGATGGCGTAATGTGGAAACCGCTGTAATGTCTCGTAATGTCTCGGAATGTTCTGTTGAGGGTGGTTGCAAGTTACTGAAAATAAACAAATGTTCCGATTGTTCCTGTTTTCATGGAATTACTACCTATTTCCCTTGGGGGAAGGGAAGGCAGGGTAAAGACGAACAAAACCTTCCCTTAATTTACCTTTGGGTAGTAATTCTATAGAGTAGCGAACAATACAATATATATATATATATATAGGGAATACATTCAACTAAACATACAATACTTTCCTTTATATTCCATCGCCATCCACTATTCAAATGTTCGTTTCACTACCGAACATTGTAGGAACATTATGGAACATTATGGAACATTACAAGCGACCCTGCCGAACAATGTTAGGGATCTCCCTAACACGCTAACGTGCCCTTCCCACAGTGCCGCGCACCGCTACGCTAGGAACTGGTATCATCGCAGTAACACGTTTGACGCAACGCTACTCTAGGAACTGGTATCAATCCCGCCGAAGCGGGATTAGGGTTTGGCCCCCGAAGGGGCCGTGGGTTTAGCCTTCGATGATGGCTCGGAGATCTTCATCTGACCCGATGAGCGACATGGTATGAGCAACCGATTTGATAAGCTGCGCTGGATCATACTCGGGTGTCTCATCCTTCCGCGCTGTATTGGCGATAGTCTTGAGAGCCGCGATGATTTTCTCGGCGCTGGTCTTGGCCTCTTTTTGCTCTGGCTCGATCTCACCTGCCGCTAGGGCGCGAGTCTTGAGCTGGCCTTTGAGATCCTTGAGCCGCGAGCTGATCTGTTGGGTGACGTATCGCTTGCGTGCCTTGTCCTCATCTGACAGCGCCTTGACATCCACTAGGAATAACGCGGTATCGCTTTGAGAAAACCCCGCCAGAATCGCCGCCTTGGTTTTGGCGAAGCCGTCCTCAGTCGCGGTGCTCTCGGCGCTGTCCTTACCAGCGGGTGAGATGCAATCGGTATACCGCATGCCTGCCGCGAATAGCGCATCTATATGCTCGCCGCGCTTCTTTTCGCCCTCGGTTGTTGCTGCTGAATAGGCCTGTACTGATTTGAGTAGTTTTGTGTTCATAGTTTTATAGCTCCAGTGTTTAGCGGCTCGCGGAATTGCTTGCCTGCTGGTAACGTATTATCCACATCTGGCCGATAATGTCAACAAATGGCCGATAATGGTAGATTGTGGAATGTTAGGGACATCCCTAACAATGGATCTAGCCGCGACCCTACCTACCCCCGACCCCCCTTTGCTGCTATGGGACTCCACACATCTCTTAGTATTACTAATTCACTCAAATAACGACGTGTTTTTATGTTTGGTACCCCCCTAACATGTTCCTGCTAGACCCCTACCCCCCTTACATAGGAAACACCCCCGGTAGGAGTCCCAACTTAATGTTGCAAAAAATTATTTTTCATGTACATTTGCGGTAACGGTTAACAACCTGCGTACATTTATGACCATAGTGCTCAATTCAGAAGTGGGCGTACCCTTATCTGTAGACATGACGTATTCAGATCTGCGCCAACGTGCCGAAGCTGCATGCAATACCGCGTTACTACTTGCGGATAACGGGTTAGATATAACGCCCAACAACGAAGACCGCGATGTAGCAGCGGGTATAGCCGTAGAATACGCTGAAAACCCGGTAAAAACGTCGAAGAAAGTGTCTAATGCTCGCGTAGCCAAGATGACCCCTGCGTCATTGATCTTGACAAACAACATCCTGCAAGAGTTTGGGCAATCTGTTGCCGAAAGTGCCACCCAGATACGACACCTAGTTACCAACAAGCTCCTACTTGAGTCAGAGAACCCAGACCCACGGGTAAGAATCCGTGCATTGGAGTTGTTAGGCAAAATATCTGACGTTAGTTTGTTTGCAGAGAAGTCTGAAGTGACAATAACGCACCAATCTACCGACGATTTGCGGGCAAAACTGCGCCAAAAGCTAGAAAAATTAGTAAATCCACCCGAAGAACTGGATGCACCCGTAGTTTTGGATGGGGAAGTCATCGATGTGGACGAGGTGTTAGGGTTTAAGTCAGAAAAAACGGTAGAAGACGCGGAGTACGACGATGAGTGAGGTTGCACTAGACTTCACTGAAGAAGAAATCCAAGTCATGTTGGATAATCTTGACGAATACACCCCTGATGAGGTGGTGGAGATAGATAAACTTGTTGATGAGTTAGACGCTCGTAAGAGAAACAAGTTAGCGTACGACGATCTAATAGAGTTTTGTAAGGCGATGCAGCCTGACTACATTGTAGGAAAGCATCATCGCATTCTCGCAGATATGCTCATGGCGATTGAGCAAGGGGATAAAGACCGTATCTGCGTAAATATTCCGCCCCGCCACGGAAAATCACAACTAGTGTCCATATTCTTCCCGGCGTGGTTCTTGGGGCGGAACCCCAATAAAAAGGTCATGATGGTGTCACATACCACCGATCTGGCCGTCGATTTTGGCCGAAAAGTCCGTAACTTGATTGCGATAGAAGCGTACAAAGCCATATTCCCTACGGTTAACTTAGCCGCAGATTCTAAGTCTGCTGGACGATGGAACACCAGTGTAGGGGGAGAGTACTATGCCTGTGGTGTCGGCTCTGCGTTGGCTGGACGAGGTGCTGACCTGCTTCTAGTGGATGATCCGCACTCTGAGCAGGATGTGATTAACGGTAACTTCTCGGTGTTTGAGAAAGCCTACGAGTGGTATACGTTCGGTGCACGGACACGTTTGATGCCGGGGGGACGGGTGGCGATCATTCAAACCCGATGGCACATGGATGACCTGACAGGACGTGTAGTTAGGGATATGGCCCAGAATGAGCGGGCTGATGAGTTCGAGGTGATTGAGTTCCCCGCCATATTGGACACGACGGACAAACAAACGGGTGCTTCAGTACAGAAACCATTATGGCCTGAGTTCTTTGATCTAGAGGCACTGCTGCGAACTAAAGCGTCAATGCCAGTGTTCCAGTGGAATGCTCAGTATCAGCAGGAACCGACAGCGGAAGAGGCTGCGCTTATTAAGCGGGAGTGGTGGCAGCATTGGGAACAAGAAGACCCACCCAACTGTGAATATATTATCATGTCGCTTGATGCTGCGGCAGAGAAGCATAACCGTGCTGACTTTACGGCATTAACGACGTGGGGTGTTTTCTTTAACGAAAATGAAGATGCCTACCACATCATATTACTTAACAGCATTAAAAAGCGATTAGAGTTCCCCGAGCTTAAAGAGTTGGCGATGGAAGAGTATGCAGACTGGGAACCAGACTCGTTTATTGTAGAGAAAAAAAGTTCTGGCGTAGCGTTGTATCAGGAGATGCGACGTATGGGATTACCAGTACAAGAATATACGCCACACAGAGGGTCTGGTGATAAACTAGCGCGTTTAAATTCTGTTGCTGATATTGTAGCATCAGGTCTTGTATGGATACCTACAACACGATGGGCGGAAGAAGTAGTTGAAGAGATTGCTGGATTTCCGTTTATGAGCCATGATGACTTGGTGGATTCGACTGTTATGGCATTGATGCGTTTTAGACAAGGTGGATTCATACGCTTACCAACTGACGAACCTGACGAGATTCGTTACTTCAAACAACGACGCGGCGGGTACTACTAAGAGTATAAATTATGGCTATTGAAAAAGGGTTATATGCAGCACCAGAAGGTATGGACGACCTGCTTGAAGGTGAGATGATGGATGATGATCTTGAAGGCGGTGCACTAGAGATAGAGATTGTTGACCCAGAACGTGTGACGTTATCTGACGGTAGTATGGAGATCACATTAATCCCCGATGCAGATGAAGCAGATTTAATGTCGTTCGATGCTAACCTTGCAGAAGCCTTAGACGATAGCGAGTTACAAGAACTTGCACAGGATTTAATTGGGCTTATCGATGCTGATACCGATAGCCGAAAAGATTGGGCTGATACGTTTGTCAAAGGACTAGACGTATTAGGGTTCAAGTACGAAGAGCGTACAGATCCGTGGGACGGTGCCTGCGGGGTTTACTCTACTGTACTGGCCGAAGCCGCTATACGTTTCCAAGCGGAAACAATGAGTGAGACTTTCCCAGCCGCTGGCCCTGTTCGTGTAAAGATATTAGGCGAAGAGACACCAGACAAAGCCGAAGCCGCTGATAGGGTAAAAGCGGATATGAACTATGAGCTGACCGAGCGTATGGTGGAGTATCGGCCAGAGCACGAACGCCTGCTATATAGCCTAGGATTGGCTGGTTCGGCATTTAAGAAAGTGTATTACGATCCGAGTTTAGGGCGTCAGGTAGCCATATACATCCCTGCGGAAGACGTGATTGTACCTTACGGTGCGTCCCATATTGAGACTGCTGAACGTGTTACGCACGTCATGCGGAAGACCAAGAACGAGTTGAAGAAGCTACAAGCGATGGGGTTCTACCGTGAGGTAGACCTCGGTGATCCACAGCCGTTCCATACAGATATTGAGAAGCGAAAGGCTGAAGAAGGTGGGTACTCTATCACCGACGATGACCGGTACGCTGTGTACGAGGTGCATGCAGATCTTGTTATTGATGGGATTGACGAGGATGAGGAAGAGATTGCAAAGCCCTATGTTGTTACCATTGAACGAGGTACGGGTAACGTCCTAGCGATACGTCGTAACTGGAGTGAAGAAGATCCGCTGATGTTGAAGCGTCAGCACTTTGTGCATTATGTATATGTGCCGGGGTTTGGGTTTTACGGTCTTGGTTTGATCCACATTATCGGTGGGTACGCCCGTGCGGGTACTTCACTGATCCGTCAGTTAGTTGATGCTGGTACGCTGTCTAACTTACCCGGAGGGTTGAAATCCCGTGGTCTGAGGATCAAAGGTGATGACTCGCCCATTGAGCCGGGTGAATGGAAAGACGTGGATGTACCGTCTGGAAGCATTCGTGACAATATCATGCCGCTTCCGTACAAGGAGCCAAGCCAAACTCTATTAGCCCTGTTGAACCAGATTACCACTGAAGGCCGTCGGTTAGGTGCGATCAGTGATATGAACATATCTGACATGTCGGCTAACGCTCCGGTAGGAACGACGCTGGCGTTGTTAGAACGTACGCTTAAGCCTATGGCTGCGGTACAGGCCCGTGTTCACTACGCGATGAAGCAAGAGTTCAAGATGCTCAAAGCGTTGATGGCAGAGTATGCGCCCACTGAGTACGACTATATCCCCATGCGGGGTGAGGTCAGTGCGAGGGTAGCGGACTACATGATGGTGGATGTGATCCCTGTCAGTGATCCTAACTCGTCAACGATGGCCCAGCGGGTTGTACAGTACCAAGCGGTATTACAGATGGCGCAGAGCGCCCCGCAAATCTACGACCTACCACAGCTACACAGGCAGATGATCGAGGTATTAGGAGTTAAAAATGCAGATAAACTTGTCCCGACTCAGGACGACCTTAAACCGACTGATCCGGTTAGTGAGAATATGGATGCACTCGTTGGCAAACCGGTTAAAGCGTTTATATACCAAGACCACCAAGCGCACATAGCGACTCACCAGTCGTTTATGCAAGACCCTATGGTAGCCCAAATGATAGGTCAAAATCCGCAGGGGCAGGCTATTATGGCCGCTCTGCAAGCGCACTTAGCGCAACACCTAGGGTTCCAGTATCGGACGCAAATAGAAGAACAACTGGGTGCAGCGTTACCACCACCCAACGAAGAGTTGCCTGAAGAGATCGAAGTAACCCTTGCACAGCTTATGGCGAAGGCAGGTACACAACTCAGTCAGGCAAACCAACAGAAACAGGCACAAGCACAGGCTCAACAACAAGCGCAAGATCCCATATTCCAGCTACAGCAACGCGAAGTGGCGATCAAAGAACAAGAAGTACAGCGTAAGGCCCAGAAAGATGCCGCAGAAATCCAGCTTCGTATGGCTGAACAAGAGCGCATAGCGCAAAAAGATGCACTTGATTCTGCTATTGACACTAAGAAGTTAGGGTTAGATGAGAAAGAACTAGAACTGGAAGCTCAAAAAGAAGGGTTGAAGCTCGCTAAATCGACTACTGAATCGCAAGATAAACTTAGTCTAGATTTGCTTCGGCTTATCGAACAACAAAATAAGGGTCAATAATGGCTAAAACCGTCTTAGACGTGCTTAAAGATAAATTCGAGGAAGATAAATCCTCTGCACTACAGTTTCTTGGTAATGGGGGAGCAAAAGACTTTGCCCAATACAAGGAGGTTACAGGTATGGTTCGGGGTCTCGAAACCTGTATCGGATACGTAGAAGACCTCTCGCGCAATATGGAAGAATACGATGAGTGAAGCAATAAAAACGTTAGCCCCTGAAGACATGCTAACGCAAGAAGAGATAGAGGCGCAGCTACCTAAACCCGTAGGTTATAGGGTGTTGGTCGCGTTACCACAAGTTGAAGAGACGTTCGGGGATACCGGACTGCTTAAATCTTCAAACACAATAAGCCAAGAACACATTATGTCGATAATCGGTTTGGTGTTGGATATGGGCGAGCAAGCCTATTCTGACGAGGATCGGTTCCCGACAGGCCCGTGGTGTAAGCCGGGGGATTATGTGATGTTCCGTATGAATACGGGCACTCGGTTTAAAGTTGGTGGGGTTGAATATCGTTTAATGAATGATGATTCTATCGAGGCTATTGTGGCCGACCCCCGTGGTATCACACGCGCATAGGAGGTAACCATGCCATTTCAAAAAGTAGAATTTAGTTTCCCCCACGAAGACGAAGAAACTAGCACGGACATCGAAATTGAAGATTCAAGTGCTACCGAAATCGATTTGTCGGGTAAACCACAAACTGAACCTGAACCCGTAGTTGAGGAAGCGGTAGAAGATGATCTCGAAGTCGAAATTGTTGATGACACACCAAAAGCTGACCGAAACCGTAAGCCTGCTGAACCACCAGCGGAAGTTACTGACGAGGAGCTTGCAGAGTACTCTGATAAAGTACAAAACCGAATCCGTCATTTTAGTAAAGGTTATCATGATGAACGTAGGGCTAAAGAAGCAGCGTTACGTGAACGTCAAGAGCTGGAACGATTGGCTCAACAACTGGTTGAAGAAAACAAAAAACTTAAAGGTACTGTTAGTCAGAATCAGGAAGCTTTATTAGAACAAGCTAAACGTACCGCTGCTGGTGAGATGATTCTTGCTAAACGTGCTTACAAACAGGCGTATGAAGCAGGTGATGCTGATAAGTTGGTAGAAGCACAAGAGAAACTAACTAACGCTAAAATAAAGGCTGACCGTTTAGATAACTTACGTGCCGAACCTTTACAACCAGTGGAAACTGAGGTACAAACACAACGAATAGAAGAACAATCCGCCCCAGCACCTATTGTTGATGACCGGGCTAACGATTGGGCAGCGTCCAATACGTGGTTCGGACAAGACGACGAAATGACAAGTTTTGCGCTGGGGTTGCATAATAAACTTGTCAAAGAGGGTGTTAACCCTCAAACTGAAGAATACTACGAGAAAATTGATTCTCGTATGCGACAAGTATTCCCCGATAATTTCGAGGATGTTGGTGAAATAGAGGCCGAAAAGCCTAAGCGAAAAGCAAATGTGGTTGCACCCGCAACGCGGAGCACAGCCCCTAAGAAAATTAGGTTAACGCAAACACAAGTTGCCGTCGCTAAACGGTTAGGTCTTACACCAGAACAATACGCCAAACAGGTTGCTATAGACATGAGGAAACAATAATGGCTCAAAATAGACTAGATAGAGAGCAAACTACCCGCGAAAAGACTACTCGTAGACAGGCATGGAAGAGGCCAGAAGTTTTACCTTCACCTACCCCTGAAGACGGGTACGAGTTTAAATGGGTACGTGTAAGCACTCAAGGGCAAGTTGATGCCACTAACGTTTCTTCTAAGCTCCGTGAAGGTTGGGAGCCTGTCAGAGCAGAAGATCACCCAGAAATTACAATGGTCACCGTGGAAAACGAGCGATTCAAAGATAACGTTGTAATTGGTGGTTTGATGTTATGTAAAGCTCCTTCAGAATTATCGCAGGAACGAAACGCGCATTATGAACAACAAAATGATGCTCAGATTCATTCAGTGGATAATAACCTCATGCGAGAGAACGACCCGCGTATGCCGCTATTTAACGAGCGGAAGACAAAGGTTACTTTTGGTAAAGGAACATAAACTTTAATTTGAGGAGTCTCTAATGGCTTATCCAACTGTATCAGCCCCTTACGGGCTGAAGCCGGTCAACTTGGTCGGTGGAAGGGTATTTGCTGGTGCTACTCGACTGTTCCCCATTGCTTCTGGCTATGCAGCAAACATCTTCAACGGTGATGTTGTAAAGCTAATCAATGACGGTACTATCGAAAAAGACACTGGTACTGCTACGGCCACCCCCGTTGGCGTTTTCGTTGGCTGTTCTTACACAAGCCCTGCGCTTGGGTATCAATTGTTCAGTCAGTACTATCCCACTGGCACCGTTGCTAGTGATATCGTTGCCTACGTTGTAGACGATCCCGACGCGTTGTTCAAGGTCGCAGTAACCGCTGCTGGCACTGCAAACATCGCTTCAGTAGGTCGAACTGCTGTAGGTAATAACTCTGTGCTCATCCAGACCGCTGGAAGTACTGCTACTGGGGATTCTAAAATCTCTATCAGCTCTACTACAGCTACCACTGCTACGCAGCCTATCCGAATCATTGACGTTGTGCCCGAAACGGCTACTGGCGCTGATGCCTTCGTAGAGGTTATCGTGAAGTGGAACTGGGGTATGCACCAGTATCAAAACGCAACTGGCGTATAAGGAGTAGTATAACATGGCAATTTCACGCGCCCAATTACTGAAAGAACTCCTCCCCGGTCTGAACGCTCTATTTGGTTTAGAGTATGCGAAGTACGGTGAAGAGACGAAGGAGATTTTTGAAACAGAATCTTCTGATCGCTCTTTTGAGGAAGAAACTAAACTGTCCGGCTTCTCTGCCGCACCCGTCAAAAACGAAGGTTCTGCCATCGAATATGACAATGCACAGGAAGCATGGAGTGCACGCTACACGCACGAGACGATTGCGATGGGCTTCAGTATTACTGAAGAAGCTATCGAAGATAACTTGTATGACTCACTGTCTGCTCGTTATACCAAGGCTCTCGCCCGTGCTATGGCATACACCAAGCAAGTTAAAGGTGCTACCATCTTGAACAACGCTTTTGCTGCTGGAACCACTTACGGTGACGGCCAAACGCTTTGCTCAACGGCACACCCACTTGTATCTGGTGGCACTAACTCAAACCGTCCCGCTGTAGCGGCTGATCTTAACGAAACTTCTTTGGAAGCGGCTGTTATTCAGATTGCTGGTTGGACTGATGAGCGAAGCCTGTTGATCGCTGCGAAGCCTCGCAAGCTGATTATCCCACCCAACCTCCAGTTCGTAGCAACTCGTTTGTTAGAAACTGAAGGACGTGTTGGTACTGCGGATAACGATATCAACGCACTCCGTAACAACGGCTCTATCCCTGAAGGATACGCAGTTAACCACTATCTGACTGACCCAGATGCGTGGTTCTTAATGACTGACGTACCTAACGGTTTGAAGCACTTTGTCCGTACTCCGATGTCAACGTCTATGGATGCTGATTTCGATACTGGCAACTCGCGCTACAAAGCTAGAGAGCGATATTCCTTTGGGGTTTCTGACCCACTCGGAATCTTTGGTTCTCCCGGCGCATAAACGCGGGTACATAAGAGGGGGCACATGTTGCCCCTTTCTTTTTTCTGTAGTATAAAGTAAGTCCTGACTGCGAAAGCAGACTTAACCCAAGACAGGAGATTACAATGGGTACCACAACTTTTTCTGGCCCAATCCGGGCTGGTAACATCCGCAACACTGTAGGAACTACGTTAGGTAGTGATGTAGCCAACGTTGGCTATGTTGTCATGATGCAGACGCACACAATGGATCTTTCCGGTGGCGCTATTGCAGCAGGATCAACTGACATGGTTATTCCTGCAAACTCTAAAATTATCGACGTAGTTGTAGATTTAGCTACAGCAGCTAACGCTACTACCAACATTAGTGTTGGTGATACTGTTGGTGGAGCGACTACTATTCTGAACACCCTTGCAAGCGGTACAACTGCTGGCCTAAAGACTGTTACTACTCAAGGTGGTGGCACGAACGCATGGGCAAACACTGGTACGGCTGATCTTAAATTGACGGTTACTAACAGTGCAGCAACCACCGCTGGGGAAGCAGTTATCACGATTCTGTACGCACAAGCCTACAACACTGCGGTACAGCCATAGGGAGTAGGTAATGTCTAGTTCTGATATCCAATCAAAACGGATTACAGGAACCGGATCATTAGGTGTTGGCCCTGCGCGTATTACGCAGATTCAAGTCCTGACTACTACTGGTTCTCCTCGTATTACTGTCACTGATGGTAACGGTGGGAATACAGTGTTAGATCTAGACTTCAGTGCAAGTTCTACGCATTCGGTCAATATCCCCGATGATGGTATCCGATGTCCTGATGACGTTTACGTTTCGACCTTTACTGCTTGTACAGCAGCGACTGTTTTCTATAGGTAACGCAGATGCGTGCCTACTACAAAGCGGGTGGTCAAATAAATAAGAAAGGTATGGCTTGTAATAAGCCCCGCCGAACTCCTAACCACCCTAAAAAATCGCATGTTGTAAAGGCATGCGAGGGTGGTAAAGAGAAAATTATTAGGTTTGGAGAACAAGGTGCTAGTACTGCGGGTAAACCTAAAAAGGGTGAATCTGCACGTATGAAGGCGAAACGCAAGTCTTTTAAATCCAGACATGGTAGAAACATTGCTAAAGGCAAGAGTTCTGCTGCGTATTGGGCTGATAAGGTGAAGTGGTAATGCCTGCTAAATCTAGAAAACAACAGCGGTTTATGGCGGCGGTAGCTAACAACCCTAAATTCGCTAAAAAAGTAGGTGTCCCAAAAAATGTTGGAAAGAAATTCATGAAGATGAAGAAGTATAAATCTGGTGGTTTTCCTGACCTAACTGGCGACGGTAAGGTTACGCAAGCCGACATTTTAAAGGGTCGTGGAGTAAAAAAACTAAACGAAGGTGGTGTAACGAACATGAAGAAGCAAGGATATAACGCTCGCCTAGATGATTCTATGGGCGCTAAAAACGGTAAGAAAAAACAATCCATGAAATCTCGTCGTGATGAGAGTGAAGGCATGGAGAAGTCAATGGGCGGACGTAAGTTTGCTGGTGACAAGGCCATGAAATTTCAAGCTGGTGGGCGTATGCCTGTTGGTATGGCTAACCCACGCGCTGGTGTTATGGGCGGTGAAATGCTCATGAGTGCTCCCGATGCAGGTATGCCTAGGACTGGTTCTATGGGGCCACAACGCATTAGTGAACCTACTTCTGAGCAAAGACGCCAAGCAGCCGCTAGAGCTAGACGCAGAGCAGCAGGTGGTGCTGGTCGCAGAGGCGGTGGTGGTAGAAAAGCTGGCGGTAAAATCTACAAGTCTGGTGGAAAAGTCCGTGGAGCGGGTTGTGCTACCAAAGGCGTTCGTAAAGCCAAAATGGTAAGTATGAAAGGTAGCTAATGCGCTGTTACTACAAAAAAGGCGGTTCGGTTAAAGACGCGTGTTATAACAAGGTTAAGTCACGTTATAAGGTCTTTCCGTCCGCCTACGCTTCAGGCGCTATTGCGAAATGCCGCAAGAAAGGCGCTAAAAACTGGGGTAATAAGAGTGGCCGTTAGAAAGACCGCAAAGGGTGCAGCCCTAAAACGTTGGTTTAAAGAAGACTGGAAGGACGTTCGTACCGGTAAAGACTGTGGACGAACCAAGGGTGAAAAGCGTGGTACACCGTATTGTAGACCTACAAAGCGGGTATCTGCCAAGACACCTAAAACGTCTTCTGAAATGACCAAAGCGGAGAAGACCAAACGGATAGCCCAGAAGAAGAAACTGGGTCAACCAGCGGGTAAACCGAAGCGTGTAACACCGCTACGTAGGAAGAAACGAAGTGGCTAAAGGTGTAAAACATTACTTCAAAGATGGTGCAGAACATAAAGGTGGAATGCACAAACACCCTGATGGTACGTTGATGACAGGCAAAAACATGTCTAGAACATCGAAAAAACTGTATCACTACGGGGATTTATCCAAGAAGGCTAAAGAAAAAGCTAGAAACGGCTGGAAAAAATAATGGCTACATCAGGCACAACAGCATTTAATATGCCGTTCACAGACATCGCTGAAGAGGCGTGGGAACGCGCTGGGCGGGAGCTACGGTCTGGGTATGACCTACAGACTGCACGTCGTTCTATGAATCTGATGACGATTGAGTGGCAAAACCGCGGCATTAATATGTGGACTATCGAGCAGGGATCACTGGATCTTGTGCAAGGACAGTCTACATACGCTTTACCGGACGACACCATTGACCTACTGGAGCACTCTATTCGGACGGGTGCGAACAATCAGACTACGCAATCTGACCTAACATTGAGTCGGATTAGTATCAGTACGTACTCGTCAATACCCAACAAAATAACACAGGCTCGTCCTATACAAGTCGTCGTGCACAGGGACAGTGGGCAAACTTACCCGACAGGTCTTACGTTAGCTGCTACCGCATCCAGCACAGATACGACAATCACGCTAAGTGGGGTGGCTGGTCTACCTCCTGCGGGGTTTATCAAGTTAGAGAACGAGATTATTAACTACAGTTACATTACCGGTAACGTGTTACAGAACTGCTTTAGAGGCCAGCAGGGCACCACAGCAGCGACGCATACCGTGGGTGGTACCGCTATACCAGCGTACTGGGAACAAGTCCCCTCGGTAACTGTATGGCCCGTCCCGGACAATGTTGAGAGTTACAAGATAATTTATTGGCGTATGCGGCGTGTACAAGACGCAGGTAACGGTATCGAGACAGCCGACATGAATTTTAGGTTTTTTCCGTGTTTAGTAGCGGGTCTGGCCTACCATATTGCTATGAAAGTTCCTGAGTTTATGGAAAGAGTACCTATGCTTAAAGCAGCGTACGAAGAACAGTTTGAACTTGCGGCAGGAGAAGACAGAGAAAAAGCCCCGATCAGGTTTGTACCTCGCGCAGGTAGGATCTAACAATGGGTACGCGGTTTGCTTCTGATAAGAAAGCCATCGCCATGTGCGATGTGTGTGGGTTCCAGTACAAACTAAAAGAGTTAAAAAGTTTAATTGTTAAGGACAGAGATACGCAGATAAAAGCGTGCCCCGAATGTTGGAATCCGGGTCAACCACAGCTTAAACTAGGTGAGTTTCCGGTCAGTGATCCACAGGCAATACGAAATCCTAGACCAGATAGAAGTTTAGGTACGTCAGGAGTTTATAGTAGTAGAGATATACAATGGGGTTGGAACCCTGTAGGTGGCGGAAATGATCCGTTTGGTCTAACCCCTAACGACTTAGTGGCTACTGGATCAGTAGGTACAGTTACAATAACGATTACATAGGAGTAGTACGATGTATAACCCTAAAAACGTTTTTGGCATGGATGAAGTAAAAGTACATAAAGACAAAGGTGTTAAGTCTTATGGCCCCAAGCCAAGCATGAAAGGCGTTAAAACGTCCGGTGTTAAGATGCGCGGTGCTGGCGCTGCGACTAAAGGTTTCATGTGTCGAGGGCCGATGGCTTAAACCATGAACTACACGCAGCTTAAAGCAGATATTCAGGACATTTGTGAAACAACTTTTACAGATGACCAACTCGCTTTGTTCACTGAACAGTCGGAACAGAAGATCTACAATACTGTACAGATACCTGCGTTACGTAAAAACGTTACTGGTTCGTTGACCACAGATAATAAATACCTAGACACACCGGCTGATTTTTTATGGTCGTATTCGTTAGCCGTAATTGATGGCAGTGGTAACTATTCGTACTTGATTAACAAAGACGTTAACTTCATACGCGAAGCATACCCTAACGCCACTTCTACTGGTTTACCGGTGCATTACGCTTACTTTAACGACGATGCGTTTATTGTTGGGCCAACACCGGATAGTGGGTACTCGGTAGAGCTGCATTATGGGTATTACCCTGAATCTATCGTTACCGCAGGCACTACGTGGTTAGGTGATGAGTTTGACAGTGCATTATTGAATGGTGCGTTAGTTGAAGCAATACGGTTTATGAAAGGTGAACCTGATCTTGTAGCTCTGTATGAGCGGTTATTTTTACAGGCTCTTGGCCTACTCAAGAATCTTGGGGATGGCAAACTGCGCGAAGACGCATTCCGTTCAGGACAATTACGGGTTCCAGTAACTTAAGGAGTTTAACATGGCAATTACACAGGCAATGTGTACTTCGTTCAAGCAAGCATTACTTGACGGAGAAATGGATTTTAGTAGTGACACAGCGCAGTCTTATAAGATCGCGTTATATACGTCTAGCGCGTCGTTGGACGCTGCTACTACTGCGTACACTACAAGCAACGAAGTCACGGGCACAGGGTATACTGCGGGGGGTAACACGCTGTCTATCTCTACCAACCCTACTACTGGGGGTACTACGGCGTTTCTTAGTTTTAATACAACTACGTGGACTACGGCGACAATTACCGCTGCTGGGGCTTTAATTTACCAAGCAGGTGGGTCTACCCCTGCGGTTGCGGTACTTGATTTTGGTGGTGATAAAGGATCTTCCGCAGGTGATTTTCAGATTACTTTCCCGACAGCGGATGCTACTAACGCCATTATCAGGATTGCTTAGGCATAACTAATGCCATCTTCGACGACATACGAAGGCTGGGGACGCGCTAGTTGGGGGCAAGGTTCTTGGGGAACCCCCCTTATCATTGTCAATGTTGATGGTGTCCAAGCAACCGGAGCAATAGGTAATGTAAGTGTCGCTGCCGATGCGATAGTAGCTGTTACAGGAGTTGCTGGCACAGGTAATATAGGTGCGGTATCGGTAAGCGGGGATGCAAATGTAACCCCGTCAGGGCTAGAAGCGACCGGTAATGTAGGCAACATAGGTGTATCTGCTGCTGTTGCGTTAACAGGAGTTCAAGCTACAGGCGCTCTTGGTACAGTAGCTATAGGCAGCGCAGTCCAAGCATCAGGCTTAGAAGCCACAGGTGCCCTTGGTACTGTATCCACAAGTGGTAGCGTACAACTAACAGGGGTTGCAGCTACAGGCGAAATAGGTAGTGTAGGTGTAGCCGCCGATGTCGCTGTAACAGGTGTCCAAGCCACAGGTGCTATTGGTGAGGTAGTTGCAAGTATAGGGGTAGGTGGTGTTCAAGCTACTGGCGCTATTGGCGATGTAATTGTAGGGCTTGGGGTAAACATATTTGTTACAGGTGTGGAAGCCACAGGTGAAGTAGGGACTGTACACATATGGAGTCAAATAGTCCCCGGTCAAAATCCGAACTGGCAAGATATTAATGATGCACAAAATCCAAATTGGGTTAATATAAATACAGCTCAGAATCCAAACTGGCAAGACATAGCCGCATGAGGGTAAGAACATGACAACGCAATATACTACGATCCTTAAACTGGCTCTTCCCGTTCAGGGGGAATTGAGCGGTACTTGGGGCGATGTTGTAAACGATAATATTACGCAGATGGTTGAGCAAGCTATTGCGGGTAAAGCCACAATTAATTCGTGGACAGCTAACGCGCATACGTTAACTACTGCCGATGGCACGACCTCAGAATCTCGTTGCGCTATTCTAGAATTGACTGACACGGGTACTGCATTGACAGGCGCGGGTACAGTAACTTGCCCAACTAACACAAAACTCTATATCGTAGACAATAACACGGCTGAAATTATTACAATTAAAACCGCTGCTGGTACAGGTGTTGCTGTACCCGTAGGTAAAACCATGCTGGTCTACTGTGACGGCACTAACGTCGTTGAAGGTGTTACTCACGCAAATAGCTTAAGTTTGGGTACAAGCACAAGTACGGTTAACGCTATAGATACTGCGACAGACCTTGGTGCGGGAAGCAGTAGCAACTCCAACTTACCTACGCAGTTAGCAGTAAAGACTTATGTAGACGGTCAAATTGCAGCGACTAACGAACTTAGTGAGGTTCTTGCCGCTGGTAACGTTACTGGCGCAAACGACATCGATGTTGAAAACGCTCAGAAGGTTCAGTTCCGTGATGCCGATATCTACCTCAATTCAAGCGTAGATGGTCAGTTAGATATTGTAGCTGATGGTGAAGTACAGATTGATACGGCTTTAGTAGATATAAACGGTAACCTCGATGTGTCGGGGACAACTAACATTGGCGGGTCTGTTTCTTTCACAAAGAACGCTATTGCCGGTGTAGCGATAAGCACGACATCAAGATCTTCTAACACCGTTACGGTAACAACTTCTGCCGTACATGGGCTTACTAGTGGTGACCTAGTTAACATTAACGGGGTTGCTAATAGATCCTTTAACGGTTACTTCACGGTAGCGGTAAGTTCTACCACAGTATTCACGTACAGTCAGACTGGGGCGGACGAGAGTTCTACCGGAGGTACGTCTACCGAGATTGTATATAACCTTAATGCTAGTGGCACAGCTCTTAACCAGATGAACGGCCCGCTTAATATTGATGCTAACAGCGGTATTGATGGACTTGAAATTACGCAATCTGGGTCAGGCGAAGCGTTAAGCATAACCGGCGGTAATGCTCTTTTTGGTGATAACGACAAGGCGATATTTGGTATTGGTAATGACCTACAGATTTATCATGATGCTTCTGACTCAATCATTAATGACAACGGTACTGGTTCCTTAAAACTGCAACAAGGTGGCAGCACGAAACTGGAAGTCACTGCTACAGGCATCGACGTAACGGGTACTGTGACTGCTGATGGTTTGACTGTTGATGGTGACGCTTTATTTACTACAAATACTGCAACAAACCCTTTTGTTGTTTCTCGCATAGGCAACACGACAGAAAGTTTGCAAATCACTTTTGATGATGCCAACGCAATTTTAACTAGTGAGCAAGACGAAGCTGGCCGTTATGGCGGGTATGTTTTTAATAGCAAGAACGATGGCACCACTGTCAAAAGAATGGAGATTGCGCACACTACAGGCGACATCAGCTTCTACGATACTTCTGCAAATCAAGCGTTGTTCTGGGACGCTTCGGCAGCGTCGCTAGGGATTGGGACGAGTTCGCCAGCACAAATGCTCGAACTAAGCGCCAACAATGGGCTATCAGGCGTTGCTAATGTTTTGCGTTTTAACGATTCAGACACTGGAGTTGCAGCGGCTCAACCAACTGGGCGTATTGAGTTTGCAGAAAACGACGGAGGCAGCACTACTGTATCAGCCTATCTTGAGGTAGAAACAGTAGGTACATCAGGCGGCGGTGAAATGACGTTTGGTACTGGCACCGCTGGTGTTACTGCCACTGAAGCCATGCGCATAGATTCATCAGGCTCCGTCGGGATTGGTACGAGTTCGCCAGCTACAGACTTTCACGTTACGGACGGAGGAACGCCGCCGACAATCTCAGGCACTTACCTAATTGCCGCCACATCCTCAAGTAATGCAGGCATAGCAATTAATGCTGGTAACACGAGTGCAAGTATCATTGCGTTGGGCGACAGCGATTCTCAGGACATTGGCGTTATTCGTTATGACCACAGCGATAACTCTATGCGTTTCAACACCAATAGCTCAGAAGCCATGCGCATCGACTCAAGCGGCAACGTCGGGATTGGGCAAGACACACCAAAAACAACGCTTAATCTTGGCGCAAACAACTCAGGTCAAGGTGCAATTCTAACGCTTGAAAACACTGATACTTCACTAACAAATAATGACGTTATTGGTCAAATAGATTTTTACGCTAACGATGGTTCAACAAATGGCACTGGTGCAAAAGTCAATATTAAAGCTATTGCTACAAGTACCGCAGGAACACTCACAGCTTTAACCTTTGGAACGTCTAACAGTACATCAGCTACTGCGGTTGAGGCTATGCGCATCGATGCAAGCGGCAACGTCGGGATTGGGACGACTTCTCCTGCGCAGCCATTAGACGTTAGAGCAAGTCAAAACGGTCTACTGCGTCTTTACAGCACGTCAGCGGGTGGTAACGCAGAAATTGAATTACTGACCTTAAACAGTGCATCTACGGTCGGGAAAATATCTAAGATCGTCGCAACACAAGTTGGCGCAGAAACAAACGGAAGTATTTTATCATTCCAGACTTCTCCTACATCTTCTAATACGCCAGCAGAACGCATGCGCATCGCCTCAAACGGTGTGATAGGCGTTAATACTCAGTCTGCCGCACAAATAAGCGCGGGTTTTGGTCAAATTACTTTAAACGGGACTTCAGGTGGTGTTTTAAACTTTACAGATGATGACGTAGAAAAAGTTAGGCTTATAAGTGAAGTAGATAATTTTTACGTTCAAGCCGTTGGTGACACTATTTTTAGGAATGGCGGTATAGACCCAAGCGGCTCAGAAGCCATGCGCATTGATGCAAACGGCAACGTCGGGATTGGCTCAACAAATCCAGCATCCATTGGTGGTGGCGCAAAGCTAACGGTTGACCAAGCGGCAGATGGCAACATCGTTTTTGCTAGAGGTGGAAGCATACGTCAGATTCAGCTTGGGACAACATCAACCACTGGCTATATAAACGCAGATAATACTTCTGGTGGCCTTACATTTAATGTAAACGCCTCAGAACGCATGCGCATTGATTCAAGCGGCAATGTCGGTATTGGGACTGATTCGCCAGCTACGAAGTTGCATGTAGCAAATGCGTCTGACTCAAACGCTCAAATTAGAATTAATGGCAGCACAAGCACCGTGTATTCGCGTCTCTATTCTGACAATAACGGCGTACTGGCAATCAGCACTGACGTAGGAAATCAAGTTGCTGGTAGCTACATGATGTTTGAGGTAAAAGGCTCAGAAGCCATGCGCATTGATGCAAGCGGGAACTTGTTGGTTGGGACTACTAATGCTAATCCTACAAGTTCATCAGTTAATGACCCCGGCGTAGAATTATCTGATACAGGCGGCGTAAGAAGCACCGTAGCGTCTAATCCTGCCGCCACATTTAACAGAAAAACAGATGATGGTACGATTGCAATCTTCCGCAAAGACGGCACAACAGTCGGTAGTATTGGTAGTTATGTTGGCACTCATCTTAGGGTGGGCAGCGGCGAAGCTAACTTACTTTTTGCAACCCCTAATATATTACCAGCAACAAGCACAGGTTTAACGTCAGACGGTGTTATTGATTTAGGCTCTACAGCTAGACGCTTCAAAGACCTCCACCTTTCTACAAATATTCATCAAGGCGCAACAACCCCAAGCTCATCAGCAGCGGGTGTGATAAGCGAAGCGGTAGGCAGAGTTACATATTCCAGAGGAAGTGGAACAGGCGGTTTTGGTCATGTAACCTTTATAAATGGTAATGGTACTGTTGGTTCAATTACTACTGCTTCTTCTGCAACAGCCTACAACACCTCATCAGACCAACGACTCAAGGAAAGCATCGTAGACGCACCTTCTGCTTCTGATGACATCGACGCTATCCAAGTTAGGTCATTTGACTGGAAAGCTGACGGGTCACACCAGAAGTACGGCATGGTTGCACAAGAGCTACAGACTGTTGCACCTGAAGCTGTCTCAGCCCCAGAAGACCCCGAAGAAATGATGGGCGTTGACTACAGCAAGCTGGTACCAATGATGCTTAAAGAAATACAAAGCCTACGCGCTAGAGTGGCACAACTAGAATCTTAACAGGAGAAACAAAATGGCAACATTTAACTGGACTATCTCGACCTTAGAGCGAGACCTTCAACCCGCAGATATGGACGGTGCTATCATCGTAAGTCATTGGCGGTGTACTGCATCACAAGAAAACGAAGGCACAACCTACAGCGCAAGCTCGTATGGAACCGTTGGCTTTACGCCTGACCCTTCGTCGCCCGATTACATTCCGTATGCTGATGTGACTGAACAAGACGCATTAAATTGGACATGGGCTGGCGGTGTTGATAAAGACGCAACTGAAGCATCTTTGCAAGCCAATATTGACGGTCAGATCAATCCGACTACGGCTGATGGCGTACCTTGGTAAAAACAAATGAGAGCTAAACGTTATGGACGCATTAGACGCTATTGGGGCTATCTGGCCCATTGCTCTGGGGTTCGTGACGTTGGTTATCGTTTTAGCCAAAATGCACGCGGACATAGAGCAGATTAAGGAGAAGATTCGCACACTGTTTGATCTATGGAACAACCGGAATAAGTAATGGCTGCAAAATTATCCGACGAGACAAAGATCGAGATACCGTTACGCAACCTTATTGCCATTATTGCGGGGGTTGCTATCGCGGTCATTGGTTACACAGAAGTCACTAACCGTATCTCTGTGTTGGAACGACAGCTAACCATACTTGAGGTGGATATAGGTTTTAACAGCGAATTTCGTACCAAATGGCCGCGTGGCGAGCTGGGTGCTTTGCCCGATGATTTATTGCAGAACAGCCAGATCGATGCCTTGCAAAAGGTGGTTGAGCTGAATACGGATTTTCGTAACAACTGGGCACCACCCCAAGAAGTTCAGGAAGCGATCCGTACTAACTATGCTCAAGAGATTAGGCTTAGTTATCTTGAAGGCAGAGTGAATGATCTTGAAAAAGATGGCACAATTAAGTAACGCTTGAACCAAAACTAGGAGGAGTTATGAGCGAACAACAGGAGCAGCAACCCATCATTCTAACCATTGACGATCAGGAGTATGACGTTAATGAGCTTGGCAACGATTCCAAGATCCACTACGTCGAGGTGGTTAACTTGCGTAAACAGATTGCTGATTTGCAGAATCAAATTGCGGCAGCACAACAGCAGAGCGTTAACTTACAAGTTGCACTAGGATTCCGCGAGAATGCGTTACGCGAATCAATCCAAGTGGTTGAAGAAATAGAACCGGAAACGGATGCAGGATAATGGCCGAGACTCATGCAAGCAAAGCGTTAAAGAAAATCGAGATTCATGAAGCTGAATGCGTTTTGCGTTATGCCGCTATCAAAGAACGGTTAGACTCCGGGTCAGAACGTTTCGATAAATTAGAGCGTATGATCTGGGGTATCTACCCCGTCATGATTACTTCGTTAATAGCTATTGTTGGTTTGGTACTAACACAATGAAATTTGAAGCTATTAAAGGGTTAATTGGTGCGGTAGCACCTACCCTTGGTCAAGCCCTTGGTGGGCCTCTAGGGGGCGCTGCGGCACAAACCATCGCCAGTGTGCTGGGTTGCAAGCCTGACGAGAGAAGCATTGCTAATGCAGTACAATCGGCTACCCCAGAGCAGTTAGCTGAGATTAAAAAGGCTGAACTAGATTTTCAGGTTCAGATGAAGAAGTTAGACGTAGATGTATTCGCACTGGAAGCAGAAGATGTACAACACGCTAGGGCAGCGTTTAAAGGTGATTGGACGCCAAAGTTTATTGCGGTTGCGTGCGTCATTTTCTTTGGTGGGTATATCGCGCTGGTTACGATTCAAGATCCTTCTGCGAATGACGATGGGATTGTTAATCTTGTTCTTGGGTATTTGGGCGGTATCGTCTCATCTATTATCAGTTTCTACTATGGCGCATCACACAAGCACGAATAATGAATAGACTAGTAAACATGTTAAAGCGGCACGAAGGCGTTAGAGATAAGGTCTATATGTGCTCTGCGGGTTACGAAACTATTGGTGTTGGTAGGAACATATCAGAATCTGGCCTTGGTCTTTCTGAAGACGAAATAGATTATTTGTTGAATAACGACATAAAACGTTGCCGCGAAGAGTTGACGATTGAATATGAGTGGTTCTCAAAGCTAGATAGTGTGCGTCAAGAAGCCTTAATAGACCTGTCATTTAATATTGGTCAGACCAAGTTACGTAAGTTTGTTAAAGCCTTGGGGCACATGGCTGATGGTAACTACGAAGAGGCTGGACAAGAGTTCTATCGTAGCCGCTGGGCAGAGCAAGTAGGTGACCGATCATTAGAAATTTGCCAGATGATTAGTTCTGGGGAGTATCAAAAACGATGAAAACGTCTCATGTACCTAGAGTAAACGACGAAGGTAATGTTGAACCCGCGCACACCATTGAGATTTTATGTGCCGAATGTGGATATGATATAGACGAAAGCGAGTTAGAGGCAGATACTTGTTCTGATTGCGGTGCTTCACTAAACTTGAAGCAGAATACGTCTATTGTAGTAACAACCCTACCGCCAGCGTTTGGTGAATCAATGTGACGGGTTATGTATGCCATTACAAAAATTAGCGTTAAAACCGGGGGTTAATCGAGAGAATACCCGATACACCAGCGAAGGTGGGTGGTACGAATCCGATAAGATTCGCTTTCGGCAAGGTACACCGGAAAAGATTGGTGGGTGGCAGCGTATATCGGATGCTACCTTTCTTGGTGTCTGTCGATCCTTGTGGAACTGGGTCACGCTAGGTAGTCAAAACCTGATTGGTGTCGGCACTAACCTGAAGTTTTACCTTGAGAATGGCGGCGCATACAACGACATAACACCTTTACGTAACACCGTAAGCCTTACTGACCCGTTTACTACCACCAATGGTTCCCCTACGGTAAGTGTTGTAGACACTAATGGGGGCTACATTTCAGGTGATTTTGTTACGTTTTCG